TAATATATGCAGACCATAAAGTTTCCAATGCCAGCTGCAGGGTCAAACCACTTGAGTGAAGGATCCTTGAATCTTTCTGCAGGGATGTTATCCAACATCTTGTCAACAAGATCAAGTGGTGTAAAGACTTCACCAAACTGTTTCTTCTCAACTTTCTTAGGACGAAGCATAGAGTTAATGAGTTCTAACAATGCCTTCTTATCATCAAGCATTCGAACCATCTCGTTCTTTAACATCTTAATGCTTGAATTAATCTCGCGGCTTGTGTGAAGGTTGCTAGGACTTCTACGCGAGAAGATTTCAATTACAAGATCAATAAAGCCATCCATATTTGCTCCTGACCACCAAGTTTTACATTGTATTGCGAAAGCATCTGCCATCTGGTTATCATTCTTGATCTTATTGAGAAGACTGATGAAGTCTGTGTCTGAATCTCCTGCAGTAAGAACAGCTGTGAAGAATGGTAGAGTTCGTGATATCTCTAATGCATAGTCTGGTACCTCTTCAACTATCTCTTCTTCTGAATTAGTTGATGTGGTAGACCTACTTCCAGAAGATGTAACCGATAGATCGTCAACTCTGTCATCATCTTCAAACAAGGAAGCATCATTTGGTTCTAAAAGCTTTTTGTTGCTGACATTTTTCATAAAGGATTTGAATCGCATGCGATCATCACGAGTAATGACAATATCTCTTGCCACATTCTCAAGTCGACTGCAGATTGCTGCTGGGCGATTGATATCTGAGTTAGACCACACACTCATGAGATGCTTGATAAGGTCAGTCTTTTCTTCGGTAATGAAGTCCTCATTATCAATATCAATAATCTTTGTTGCCTGTTGCAGAATACGCTCAACTTCTGTATGCCCTGAGCTTTTGACAATCGATAGACAGAACTGAAGAAGACGCTTCTGATTGTAGTCTACAACAAATCCACGTTCTTTGCCTTCATCCTCTGTCATGCATCGCATGATCATTTGTGTATACCTATCCATCTCATGAATGTTGTTCAGCATCACAACAATATCTGCTTTAGGAAGACTTACACCCATGTTACACATGCTTCCGAGAAGAACAATTAGGCCGGAATTTCCATCTTCTATAGCCTTCTTCTCAGCATCAGTGATTCTTTTTTCTAAAAGATTGTTCTTACCACTCATCTCTTCACCGTTGAGTTTAAGAACTTTGTAGTTCTTTCCAAATCCTCTGTGGTTAAGAATTGCTTCCTCCATGCAGTTGCTGACACCACTAATTCCACCGTCCTTTCCTTGAGGAAGAAACCAGAGTTGTGTTGGAACAAACTTAGTGTCGTTAACACGACCTCCATACTTCTTAATCTTCTTCATGTTGCTTGATTGTCCTGCACCAGAACGTCCAAAGTGTAGATTGAGAAACTCGTTGACATTATCTGGGTGTACGAAGTTACCATCTTCAATACGAAGTAGTTCGTCAATGTCAAACGTATATTCAGTAACTGGCTTCTTGATACGTTTGAGAAACTCCTTGTTCATAGTGACACCAATGTGAGTGAGTTTTGGCATTTTTGCGTAATCCTTCTTGAGTTCTGCAGAGTAATCCTTAGAGTCTCCATATTTTTCAATCAATGACTGACGAACAATCTCTGGAGAATACATCTGACAAAGTCCCTCAACATTTCCATCACGACATAAGTCTTCATGCTCAAGCTGAAATTGGAATGTCTGCTCGGATGTAATTCCGAGATTACACTTGACCTTTTCACCAGTTGCAGTTAAGTAGACTGTGCGTGTATCTTTCTGTACGTGAGTGCTGAAAATTAGCTTAGCTTTTTTAGTGAGACCAGTGAAGTGCATCTCATCAAAGTAAACTGCATCAAACTTCAAACTAGTGAGTTGCTCATCATTAACATGCTTGTCAAAGAACTGCTTCGAAGCTATGAAGATTTTTTTCTCGGAATTCGGAATTCTAGCACCACGTTTTAGTTCAATGATTTCATACCCATCCAATTCAATGAGTGAATGAAACATCTTAACAAGTGCATCTTTAGTTTCTGATGGAATTGGAGTTAGAATCAAAACACATTTAGAAGAGTGTTCGATGATATCACTTGCCATCATGTACGACTTTCCTCCACGACATTTCATCTCAATCATATGCGTTAGCTGTTCTTTGCTACAACGACGCAGATAGAACTTGCAGAGAATCTGATGAAACTTGAGTTTCAACGGTGTCTTATTGGTTGAGAGGTACTTGTTGACAATCTCCAACAAGTTGAAGTTGTAACTCTTCAAAACATTGAGTAGGTCTTTTAGACGAGCATCGAGATCTTCAATGTCGTATACATTGTCAACCATACGATTGCTCTTAGTATGTGCAGCTTTGTATTTAGCATTAAAGGCTGTCTTGTCCTTGACAAACAATGCGATCTTATGTCCTCGATAGTTGCGACCTATATTATAGATCTTGTCAATGTCATATGCTTCAAGAGAAGAATCAGCGGAGATATACTTGCATGAAGACAGTACAAGGTTTCCTTTAGACATATAGGAAATATCAGAAAATCCATCTGTATTTCCAGATACAATAGAGCGATCGATAAAATCCTGTCTCCAGTTGACAACAGGATTTAGACTATGGGATGCATTTGAATTTCCAACATATAAATGGGCGTTTGGATCGATAATACGAAATCCTCCGAAAATGCGACAGATTGCTTCAAACACAAATCCTGCATATTGAGGTGACACTTTTTCTGCATCTTTCATGATACTTGAAGGGGTAACTAAAGGGGTTTTAAAACAAACCAGTAGATCGCCATGGGTTTTGATTTCACTGGGGTTGATAATAGAATTCATCTTTGAAGGCATTGTAGGTGTAGAGGGTTTCATTCGTTTTTTATGGGGGTAACATCGTCTCCTTTGAATTAAACGAATCCATTTTGGACGAAACTCTATTTAAAATGGATCCATTACAACCAATACTTTCAACCTTATGCACAATGGCGTATCTAACTAAAACAATTTCAGTAACTCTCTTAGACAAACTCATTCAGTTGAGTGTACCATTTGATGATGATTCACTCAAACGTATTAATCATTTTCTTCCTCACAATCATTGGACCGATATTAAACCAATTTATGTTTCAATCATAGATGCATTTATTCTATTTGAAAAAATAATTGAAGGAACAGAGTTCTTACAAGCTAAACGTGATCGGTTCGTAGGACATTTATGTGGGTATGGTTATGGAACCTACGATGAACTCTCTAAAGCTTTGTCAGAACATAAGCTTTGTTAATTCCAGTCAACTCTGCAGTGATGTGGAACAATGCTCCTGCAATGAACACTGTAACCCACTTTGAGAATCCTGCTTTTTCAGTGACCCAAAAGATAGGCAATAATAACAACCCAACGATAACAGCTTCAAACAGGAAGTACATTTAGTATTTAAAATGGATTAGTTTTTTTGATACTGGTAAGTCAGCATTACAATGGAGCAACCTATTTCTAAAATGTTAACTGAACTGAACTTTCCAGATATGAAGTATGAAATCACAAAAGAGTTTGACAGATGGGTGATACGATTAACTCAAACACAAGATGTTGAACTCTTACTTGAATTGATGTGGGACAATGGAGGATGGGTGGGATGTGTATTAGAACATAAAGGAATGACTCATAAAACTAAATCGTTAATCATGGATACTTTGATGAAGCATCTGGAGCTTGATTAAAAATAACACTTGAAATCAATGAAGCGTATCACGTATAGTGTGGTCGTAGATCCAGATGTGGATTTTTCTTTAACAGACTTCGCAAGAGATGTAGCGATCTGCTTAGCGGATCCAAATGGGTGGGAGTCAAAGGGATATCGTTTTTTTCAAGTGAAGCGTAATCCTCAAGTTATAATTCATCTTACATCAAAGGCAGGTCTTCGCAAGATAGGGTGTGCTGACACCTTATCGTGCGCAGAGTTAGGAGGACATGAAGTGAGAATCAATGCTGATAACTGGAAATATGGTTCTGCAAAGAGTGGTCAAGATCTAAACGGTTATCGTCAGTATGTTATCTCACATGAAATTGGTCATATCCTTGGTCGTGACCACGTAAAATGCCCTGGGAAGGGTCAGTTGGCGCCGATAATGATCCAGCAGACCTTAGGACTTCACGGGTGCCTTCCGAATACAAACGTGTAGTGGGTGACTCTTTTCTAAAATAGGTTTGAGGATGCATCAAGATCCAAGCAAGACCAATAATAATTATACAAACGACTATCAACTTAATCATTATACTTAGTGGTTTAGTTGTTGATTTAATTGGAGTATGCAAGTCCACCCATTCCAGACATAACTCGGAAGATGTTGTAGTTCACTGCGTAGAGTCGGAAGTTGTAAGGGAATGCTTTAGATGGGAATGTTCCTGCTGCTCCACTGGTTATACTATCAAACACAAGAGTGGTTGTGTCGATACGTGAGAAGTTACAGGTTCCAGATGGTTGATGTTCCTCGGGTTGGAGTGCAAAGGAATACACGTTAATTGGGTTTGCGGCTTGGTAGGTTGAAGCAAAATCAGAAGTGGAGGTGATTTCAAGATCAGACGCAAACACAGTCGAGGCAGGGGTTGTAGAGAACGCAGCTGTAGCAGCAGCAGCTGTAGCTGCAAACGATGCGGTCAGAACGATGCTACCAGCTGTTACGCTCGTGGGAAAAATCGACGCAATTATTCCGGTGTTTGAACCCTGTGTAAGAGTCATACCAGGAAGGAGCGTTCCAGTGAAACCGGTGTAAGGTTGTGTTGCACCGGTTGTGGCGGTCAGAGTAAGCGCAGCATTCTGTGTTAGGTTAGTAGGCGTTCCACGAACGCTTACTGATTCGTTACGTGCAGGCCAGAAACCGCCTCCTGAGTGGTGCTGATAAGGTTGAACCTTCCAGAAGTAGTCACCATATCGCTCATCAAATCGATCCTGACCGTTGATTTGTAGACGGCATCGGTCTGCAATGTCATCGTAACTGAATGGTTGTGTGTAACCAGCCGTAATCGTTGTTGTAGAACTACAATCCGTCTTACGAGCATCTTGGAAAACCCACACCAACTCCTTGACAGGGTGATTCAATGTCAAGTCAATTCTGGCATTTGCAGTTGTCAGTGTCTGTTGAAGACCATACTGAAGTTGATCAATCAAATACTCATGTGACTGCTGAGCAAATCGTCGACGCTCATCGACATCCAAATAGATATAGTCAATGTAGAGAGACATATCTCTTATTTGAGGCAATGCAGCAGCTGCAGCAGAGATTGAGCTAAATGATGTACCCCTACTTACAAGATCTGTTGCTGGAGACAATGTAACATTGATACGAACCTCATGGTATTGAAGAGCAATTAAAGGAAGAGCTAAACCAGGATTTCTGCAGAACCAGAACTGAAGGGGAATGTACAATATACTTGGGCGACCACCGCAAGATACGTTAGTAGAAAAAGTACCACCCTGTTGTCCTCCAGTCATCGCATCTAACTTAGTGGAGTTATCAACGTTGGATGTCAAATTCTCCCACAAATAGAGCCATTCACCGTAGTGAGTATCAATAATCTGTCCTCCAATTTCTACTTCAATCTTCTTGAGAAGAACATATCCAAGACGACGTTGACCTCCTTGTGTCCACAATACATTGAAAGAACCTGTTGCAGCTGCTTGAGTGTCTGGAAGAACGACCTCCAAATAGGTTTTGTACATCAAGTCCGCATTACGGTTGATGACGGCAACGACACGTTGACCATACTGAGGGGCGCCAGTGAAGTTCACACGGAACGCCTCCATGGCAAAGTTGGTATGACGCTTGTAGAGAACCTTCCAGAAGGTAATGTGAGGATTTCCAGTGATATATGCATCCTGAGCACCGTAAGCAACGAGTTGTAGAAGACCACCGCCCATTATGTTTATTCTTTGTGAGGATATATTCTTCTGGGTTTGACACAATGAGACAGCTTAGTCAAACAAATAGGTTTTGTAAGTGTATCAAGAAGGTTAGGAAGACCTTTCGCAATGAAAAAGGACCTATTGCGGTCTGTGTTAAATCAGTTTTGTGGAAGAGAGGACGAACACTGAAACGATTCAAATGTGGTAGAAATGCTAGAGTCATCACGCAGAGGAGAAAGTAACTCCAAATCCTTCTAGAGCTTGTTTAGCAGCCATCTGTTCTGCTTTCTTGCGAGTGGTTCCTTCACCCGTTTCTTTCATAATTTTTCCTTTTAATGTGATCGTTACCCGAATTAAAGCATCGCTAGAGTCTATCATAGTATACGTAGGAGTTGTCGCAAACTCGCGCTGGCAATACTTCTGAAAGATATCCTTGTAGTTGGTGATAGTAGTGACAACATCCTGGATGTCCAAATAGGCCTCCAGAACGTTGGTAACGAATACGTAGACAATATTGAATCGGTTTCCACAATCTGTCCATAACGCACCAATAAAAGCTTCAAATATGTCTCCCAGTTTCTGTATATTTCGTCGTCCATTAATAGCCACAGACTCCTCGTTGTGCCTAGAAATGACATAGAATGTATCAAGTCCGACTTTTTGACATAAGGCTCCAATACGCTCATTGTTGACGAGCTCTTTACGAGCATCAGTGAGGAATCCCTGCTTTTTGTCAGGATACTTGCGTCGTAGATAGGTAGCAACGCACACTCCAAGGACTGAGTCTCCTTCAAACTCGAGACATTCATACGATTCATCTTGGAGGGGCATGACACCAGAGGGACACGGAGCAAGAGACGCCGGTCGTCCATCGGGTGTAGTGTATTCAGATCGTTTGACATAGGTGGTATGAACCATTGCGGTTTGAAAGACTCTTGAATTTGATACACGATAATGAGGCAAACCATGGCGATGCAATATACGGTGGATATCCTTCTCTGTAAAGAATCGGTTACGGGCATTGTAAGGTGAGTAGACATCTGTCATTATGGCTTGTAGTTTCTATCCAATCTTTTATCCGTTTTTCTACACAATGGGAGCTGCTCAATCCATGGCTTATACTGAAGAACCAGATCCTCTGCCAAAACAAGAAACTGCTAAATTGATTGAACTCTCAAATGTTCGATATAACACTCCATGGAAATGTGACATGGCTGTTGGGTTAGTGTTCTTCAATCCTGCAAAGTCCAAGCGTATGGTCATGAACTACTTCTACACAATTGAAAAACTCAAACTCGCAAAGATCCCCTATTACACTTTAGAACTTGTTTTTGATAAACAAGAACCTGAGATAGAAGATGCCTTTCATGTCTGGAGTAAATCCATTCTGTTCCACAAGGAGAATCTCTGCACCATTCTTGAATCCAAGATTCCTTGGTGGTTTTCTAAAGTATTGTTCTTGGATGCCGATATCATCTTTGGCAATCCTCACTGGTATTGTGAAGTCTCAGATGCATTGAACAAAAATGATGTAGTTCAGCCGTTTACTTCTGCAGTCTGGATGGATATCACGTATACAAAAATCATGCAAGAACGGTTATCCGTTCTTTACATGGATCGTAAACAAAACTTTGATCATAAGTTTCATCCAGGTTTTGCATGGGCTTTCCGTCGCAAGTGGTTTCGCAAGGTAGGATTCTTTGAATATGGAATCACAGGAAGTGGAGATACACTTTCAGCAGCTGCATGGTTAGATGTCAAGTTTCCAACAACCTATCTCAAACCTGCATTGATTCCTGCCTTCAAAGAGTTCTCGAGTCTTCCAAAACCTCGTATCTCATGCATCTCAGGTTCAGTCTATCATTTATGGCATGGAACTCATGTCAATCGCAGGTATGTAGATCGCCACGCAATACTAGATGGAATTCGAGATGTACGAACGATTATGCGACCCAACTGGCATGGTGTATTTGAATTTAGTGTTCGTGGAATGTCGGAGAAACTACATGCTTACTTCCTGCAGCGGGAAGATGACGGTATTTAGGAACTTCACATGGAACTTCAGTAAATTTCAAACCTAACCCACTTACTATACCTTTTTCAAATGTATATTCAGGATCAGGATCATACACCCGACCAATCAACTTAAAACTTTTCAATTTTCCCATATATTTTCCATCGTGACTCCAACATTTACCGTCTCCTACTTGAAGTATTGAACTCATTTGTCAAGTATACAGTTTAAACTGAAAGTTCCATTTTCAATGGCATTTAAAAATATTGTGTTGTTGAGTATCATATCACGTTGATGGTGAAGCCTTTACATACCTTGGCTACCCGTCTCTTGAGCACGAATGGTTCGTTGGTGTGCATGATTTCGCGTATCCAAAAAGGGTTCCTTCCCCATCAAAGTTTGGATGAAGCTAAACAACAACTTGCAGAAATTCAGCAGACCCTACGGGAGATTGAAGAAAGTCTTAAAGATGAAACTCAATCCCGCTTTGCAATGACTTTAAGCTCAAAACCGTAATCACTTTCCACCATCTTCTCCTCTTGTCGTTTAACAATTTCAAGCATCAACTCTTCACTTTTTTGAGGAACTAATTCATCTAGATACGCTTTCAATTCTTTCTTTGAAAGCGTCCAACCTTTTTTCCACTGATTTGGATATTTAACAGCAAATGTCATACCCGATGTTGCAAGACTAATCTTGTCGGGTAAGGCATCACGGGAAGTCGCATACAAAGCAGCTAGATCTAGTTCAACGGTTCGGCGTTCATCGCGAAGTTGAGAGGCACGAGCATTAACTTCATTGAGCTTACGGGTAACTTCGGCATATTCTGTGAGAATGGGTTTAAGAGCTTCCATGGTATACTGTTCATTGCTTGAATGATTTAGTATCCGTTTTAAACAAGGGATGTCTTGGCTAGATGACGAAGAAATTGAACGACTCCGAACAGTCTATAATAAAGAAAATTCAAAGGAATCTCCAGTTCCAAAGGGAACGCCTGAAGAAATGTGGACAAACATTCAACATCGTCTTCAAGACAAGTGTTCTACAGGATCTGCAGAGTGTATTGTTTCATCCTTGATGCAAAGACCTAGAGCACCTAAACAATGGAGTGTAAACCGATATGAATGGTTATCATCGGATGATATTGATCATGTTGAAAAGAACTACATGGAACTCTTTCCAAAGTATTACTTTGTAGGATGTATTCCAATTGACTTTGATTTGAAGTCAGAGACAAATGAATGTATTGTAAGTTCACTTTGCGAAATGAAACTAACAGAACTCTCTAAAAAATACGATCAAATTGGAATTATATTTAATACAGATCCTCATGATGGACCTGGTGAACATTGGATTGCTTTGTTTTGTGATATTCGTGAAGAGCTAGAATATCCTCGTATTACTTATTTCGATTCATATGCTCATGTTCCTGAGAAGGAAATCAAGCGGCTCATGAAACGTTGGAAGGAACAATGGGACGCAACTAAGAAACACTCACAACCAATGAAAATGACCTTCAATGCAACGAGGCATCAATTCAAAGATTCTGAATGTGGAATGTATTGTTTATATTTCCACAGAGCCTGTTTGATGGAACAACCTATGGAAAGCCGTATTCCAGATGATGTAATTAATGGATTTCGTCAACTCTTGTTCAGAGTTCCAAAAATAGAAACGGGTAAGAAGTAATGGAACTAGCCATCGGACTTGGACTTGTAGGAATTCTTGGATATTCAATTTGGCATGATGCAACTACGGATGAAAATGGTGTACCTGAGAGTATAACACGAAAACGTCTATGCGACTACTATGCAACAGGTGGTGTCTACGAAGAAGTCAAAGATGTCATTTCAAGTGGTCGTCGTCTGCTAGAGGTTCACCTCTACGCAGATGAGAACGGAAAGCCAATTGTAGCTAAAAAACCATTGAATTTAGGATATGATTATGCATATGACTACTGGACGTTTGATTCAGTATGTGTAGACTTAATTCAAGCTTGGGAAACTACTGAAGAACCATTCATCTTATCAATAGTCCCTCATTCAGTCAATAACGTGACTCTAAATCAAGCTGCTGAATGTATCAAAACAACTGTTCGTCGTCATTTGGTCAAAGGTGTAGAACCCTCTACACCGTTAGATGATCTGAAAAATAGGTTAATTATTGTATCGGATAACGTTCGAGGATCAGAATTAGGAGAACTTATCAACCTATCCTGGTCTGAATCTAAACTACGTCGTATCTTATATGCTCAAGCAATGTATCCTCGTGATGAATATGAACTTATTGCGTATAATCGATCAGCAATTACCATTGTTGCTCCAGATTCTACATTTGGAAAGGAGATTCTAGATCCTCGCCTCGCGTCTGCAAATGGATGTCAATGGCTTTTGTTTGAAAATTCAACTTCATCAAAAGGATTCGTTGAAAAGCCAGCCGGGTTACAATAACTTCTTCACCTCTTAATAAAATGGCAAATAAGTGGTTAGCGCATGTTAAGAAGACGATGAAGTCACACAAGGGAAAGAAGTTTGGCGACATCCTCAAGATGGCCAAGAAGACCTACAAGGGTGGTGCTGATGTTCAGGGATCCCCGAGTTTGTCCAGCGGTCCCATGAGCCCAGCCCCAGTCGGTGGACGCAAGCGAACTCGCAGGGGGCGCAAGTCACGCAAGGGTGGAATGGAAGAAATGAAGGGAATGGGCTACGGAATGTATTAAAATGGATTTCTTTGCGTCAAAGTAATAGAACCTCCAAATGGACGAACCCCCTAAAACACGACAAGAAAGAAAGAAACGACCCCGTGAAAAACGACCAGAAGTGTATTCAGCTAAACACGCACGTCTTACCGTTCAAGCATTCACGAAACCTAAATCAAAGTAATTTAATATGAGAAATCCTATACGTCTTCGCATGGTCTCTGGCTTTAGTTCTTCCGCCTCCAGAGAGTTTGCGACATGTTTTTCCATGATACGTCTTCTTGGAGCAACCGCTTCTGTAATACGCAAGATGGTGGGCAAATCCTTTATACGATGGCATTGAAGTTCCAACCTTTTTTGACAAAACACTCAGTAGTCCATACATCCATTTCATATACACAGAACGATTAGCTAACTCAGGTTCGTGTTCAATAATGTAGTCTTTGTAAACACTTCTAAGTTCTGTAAAGGGATATACTTTTTCAAGAGCGTGAAGAAAGGTTCTTTGAACTGCCATCTGTTCAGGTTCAGGTTTTTCAGGATAGTTTGCAGAAATGGAAGCCAAAAAGTCGCCTCCAGGTACAGCGGTCGGTTTTAAAGCAAGATAGTGTTTCTTAACATCTTCAAACTCAGGATCAGGTCCAGGGTCTAAGACTGCGGGATCATTCTTACACTGAGTTCTCAATTTGTTATTGACTTTATTGTGAAGTTTATACAACCACTTTCCAGGATCGCCGCGTAGGGGGTCTTCATGAACATACTCAGTTGTAGAGGCTCTACAATATTTACAAGGCAATACATCCTTCATCTGATTCAAGACGTCATCGGGATGTTTTGAGGTAAACGCAATCAAGTGAAATAATTGCCACGCACTCGGTCCCCAGAAGCGAGTGTCCATTGTCTTTACGAAATAAAGTATACGTATCTTAATAAAAATGCTTGATACTCGGGATATTATCATTCTCACGGCTTCGTTTTACCTTGGAGGTGTTGTTGGAGAGTTCTTCAAGTCTCTCTCTGAAGACATCTTGACCCCATTGCTCGCACCTGCAGCGGCAGCTGGCAAAGGTGTTGGTGCTTTCTCAGTCACACTTGGCGGTGCAACCCTCAAGCTTGGTGAGGTCTTAGTTGCCTTTGTCAACCTCGTTGTCTCATTCATCTTGGTCATTTTCACAATTGGACTCCTCAGAACCTACGTTTTGTCCCGTATCGGCGCAAAGCGCGTCGAGTAAGATTTCGGCGTCTCCTACGACCTCCTGGAACACTCACTCGTAATACAGCCTTCTCAATAGGACGCGAATCGGGATTATTACATAGTCTCGACTGATCAATCTTCTTGATCTCGTCTACCACATCTAACAACGCACGGTCTTTTGACATATCTTTATAAGGTCCGAATGGATCCCTCTTTGTCACACGACTCCATAACGCGAATTTTCTAATCTGAATTCCGTTACGGTAGTTGGCTTCATTTTTAATATTGATCTCGTAATCGTCAATTAGGATTGTATCACATGGCTTAAAAATTCCCTGATCCCAGATCCAATTCAGGTTCTTTTGAATTTTCTTTGCAGGGTTTTCATGTGCCTGTGCCTGCTCATCATCTTCATCACACCAGACATGAGTGATAAATCCCTCACCCATCTTCTCCTCAATGATCTCCTTCACCCAGTTTGCATAGTCGCGGTCAGATAGCGTCCATAAGTTCACAGTCTTTGCAAGCTTCTTCATCCACGCCATAAAGTCCCACAGCTCAGGACGGAGAACAAATCCCTGATAAAAGTCATATTTCTTCTTCTCTTCGTCAGGGAGATCCTTCCAAGGGGCATCTTTTACCATGTATTCAACTAAAGTGTTGTCAATATCTAGAATAATATTCAACTTACCGTTCATTAAAAAATTGGTAAGATATTAATAAATGGCTTGGTATAATCCTTTCACCTGGGGGACAAGTGAACCTGAACAAACTCAAGCCGTATCAACAACTCCTCCGCCGACAGCAGATCCATACACCACAGGTGCTCGTCGTCGAAGAACTCGTCATGGTCGCAAGGGTTCTAAGCATTACCAATCTAAGAGGTATCGAACCGGAAGGAAGTCCATCCGCTCCTAGGATGTGGTCCGTAAGTACTTTCCAATCGCTTCTTAAGTTCACCTGTTGATCCCTTAGAAATCTCATTAGTTCTCTTCCACTGTTGAAATACTGAATAAATTGTTCCAGTTGTAACACTTTCTCCAACTTCACCGTCTGGAAGAGGTGTAACATACTCACGGATGAAACGGGCGATCGCGTCCGAGTCCTCCTGATACTCGTTAGTGTAGACTAGAACCTTCTCTGGTGCAGGAAGTTTGCGCCATCCGTTACCTTCGCGATACAATGAGACTAGATAGGATAGAAAGCAAGTTGCCCATTCTTCACTCATCACTTTTTGCTGAATGGATTCATCAAGTGGTTTGTGATGTACTTCAGTTGGATTAGCTACAAACTTAGAAGGCCAGTGAACTACACACAACCTACGCCATGTACCTCCATCAGTAGCACCAACCTTAGGTTTCTCATTACAACTGAGGAAGATCTGAGCTTGCATTTCAAACTCCGTGATATCCTTGTAGAGACCACGATACGCCATCTTCTCGCAAGAAGCTAACTCTTTCATCAATCCTGTGTTGAGTGGAACTGCTTCATCGGGCTCTTGTGTTGTTACAAACCGACGACCTTTCATATGAAGCACTTCTGGAGCAGCTGCTGCAGACTTTGCTCGTCCTTGTGTGAGCAGTGAAATTGGAACCTTGCCTGCGTAGTCACCAAATGAAATACTCATCAAGTTTGTCAACATAGATTTGCCATTGGAACCATCTCCTGTTAGAATATGGAACTTTTGTGCATCATTTCCACCTCGCAAACATGTAGCTAGTCTGCGAACAAGATAGTTACGAACTTCTGGGTCAGGTTGAACATCACGAAGAAACTTGTCAATCTCAGCCCAACATTCGTAGGTTGTATAATGACGTTCAGGATCATAGTTGATTTTAGTTGAGAAGCTTATACAATCATCAGGTCTACCCTGACGGAATTCCATTGTAGTCGAATCAAACACTCCATTCGCAAACGCAATTAGATTCTTGTTTTCATCAAGCTTTTTTCCAAACTCTTCATCCAAGAATAACAATCTGCTCATCTTCATCACATTCTCTGTGAACTTACAAGTCTTTAACTTTACTTGCATAGATATATACTTCATCTTTTCAGCATCACATTTGCAAGAGTCACAGTTAGGATTCACATTCTTACCCTCGCAAATACATGCACCTGCTCTTTCTGCTTCTTGAATCATCTGCTTTTCACCTTCTCTGAACTGCTTACGAACATCTTCAGACAAAAGCTTCAAGAGTGCTACACCGTGATCTGTCTCACACCATTTGTTTCCATCAAAGCGATACCAAGTATTATTTCCATACTTTGCACACTTAAAGTTATCTCGAAACATTGCGTAGACAACCTGTGCAACATCATGTTCTGTTCCTGCATTTGCAGCTTCCTTCACCAATCGACCAACATTAGTTCTCTCAATTTCTTCATACTTGTTAAAGTTGTCAAGCTTTGACCACTTCAAAAGGTTACGTAATTCAAGACGTGCTCCATCGGATCGCCAACTAAATGAATTCCATTTAGCTGAGATTTCACGATCATTTGCTCGTGGATCCTGCTTACTGAACTCTAAGAAGACACTTTCCAACTCAGGATGAATATTCTTCAAGCAAATACCTACATCAATCCAGTCTTTGTATTCCTTATATCTGAACTCTGCAAGGTTAAATACGTGACTTGTTAAGTATTCTAGAATCTCTGTTGTCAACGATTGGCGATAGGCTGTATTATCAGGTGAAGATCCACGAGAGTTCATATCTCCACGAACTGCTTGACGTCCTCGTGTTGGTTGAAGAGCATTACCTCCAGATATCTTCATTTCATCGGCATTTTGTATGCGATTCTTAAGAAAGTCTGTTGCATACTCAGTCATAGGTGTCTCTTCAGATGGAGCTGATCTAACAGTCATCTTCTTGAGAAGATCAGGAGTGGTCATCAGTGGAACATCATTGTCAATACTCATTTCACCTGTTTCAGGATCCCAGTCAAGAATATACTTGATTTGATAAGGTGTTCCCTCCTTCTTCTTAGATCCAAGCAGAGTCCAGTTATTTGTGTGAGTCAGTGGAGATGGATCATAGACTTTTCGCCATTCATCTGCAAGAGGTAGATCTGGAAAGAACTCAGGCATTCGATTCACTAAGTTCATACGAATAGCCTCTTCTACAAAACGATTTGTCTTGATTGCAGGAATGACAAGATGAAGACCTGACTTGGAACGATCCTTATCCTTGTAATAGGTAGGTCTTGGCTTCTCAGAAACAAAGATTTCAACTGCTTCTGGAACCTTGATAAACTTCTTCACTTCAGCCATATAGGCTGTTGTAAAGTTTACAACTTGCTCTTGAGTGTGAAGATGTTCATCCTTCTCTCCATTGTAGATGAAGTCCAAGTCAATTCGCATAGCTCCAATTCGTGTACTCTTCTCAGTCATATGAAGAGGTCCATTATCTCGTAGATATTCGCAATATAGTTTGTTAAATTCTGGAATGTCTTCATCATTAATAGACCAAGCACCACCAGACATTCCGTTATGAGTTGTATTTTCACCCTTAGAAACTCGACCATACCGTTTCTTATCTGTATCGGTCTCCTTCCCAGTGCCATCTAGAAAGTCTTTTAGCTTAGACTTCAACATCCTGTGATACTATGGGGGATAACTTTATGGCCTAAGTTCCATTTTGAACGCGCATAGCCTTGTGAAAAAATGGAAGCTCTTTAGTACAAGGAGACCTAGATACAGAATGAAGTTTTGTATGAAATGCGATAACATGATGTACAGCATCGAAGAGCGAGAAGGGTTAGCCTTTCTAAAATGTCGGCAGTGTGAATACGAGGAACCGATTACCAAGGAAAATCCAGTGGTCTATGATCACGACCTAATGCAAGATACGTCCATTCAATACTCTATTAACCCGTATCTCAAGCACGATCCTACGCTTCCTAGGTTCACAACGATGAAGTGCCCAAATCCAGTGTGCACAACTAAAGGTAAGGAATCTAACATTGTTGGCATCAAGTTAGATGCTAAAAATGTAGTATGGATGTATCAATGCGCAGTGTGTGATGCTACTTGGAAACAAGCAGCACGTGGCCCATGAGAACCCCTTAAAAAGGTGAACGAACTGCTTTATATGCTCCAGTAGCCTTTGTATCAACTCGAGCCAACTGCGGTGTTGGAGCATAGACACCAGACCATTTTGGAGCTGTTGTAGGAAGACCACCTACTTGTTGTGTCTTACTTGAACTCAAGGTTCCAGACTGAGTTAATGTAACTAAACTTTTTGGATTATTGACGTTTCCATATCCAGTATACGGACGAACACGAGCATTTCCAACAATCGTAGATTCTCTGTTTGGATATCGTGTAACATCTATGAGTCCGGATGCACCTGTTACAGCACTTCCGGTTGCTGAGTTTGCAACTGCAAAGACGGTTGGACTTGGAATAAGAGCAACATTAGCTAAAGTTAAATTGAATGCAGATGTAGATAGTCCAGTAATGGTTATATTCTGAGTATTTGTTAGAGGAAGATTGTGGGCTGCAGCTGTAGTGTAGTATACATATCCGTTAATACGACCTGTTGTAGATGTTGTTGTTGTAGTTCCTGTTGCTGTATTTTCAACCTTAAACTGTGTAGCAGTAAGTCCATTTGCAATAACAGTTTGGTTATCAAGATTAAAATTAACAGTTGTACCACCAGTAAATCCAGAAATTGAGACTACCATTCCGGGGGTCAAACCATGAGCCACAGATGAAGTATATGTAACTGTTGTACCTGTATCAGTTGATGCTGCTCCTGTAAGTGTTGTGGCTGATGCGGCACTGATTGTAGTGGGTACTCTTTCTACGAATATAGTTGAAGGGTTAACTACATAGGCTGCTTGACTTGTAAGCAGCTGAGCATTCAAGATAGATTGATTTAGAAACGGTTGAGCACGGGTTTGAATTGGAATCGGAACAGCTCCATTACGATACGCCTGGGAGGCTGCTTGTGCCTTAATATACGTTGTATAATCCGAAGCAGACAAAGTCGGCATTTGTGATTAGAGACGGAAAATACTACCTCCAACAAAGTTAGGAGATGTCCATCTAGGTGTAGCAAGAACACTTCCTCGTCCAGGAAACTCAGCTTTCGTAAGTGTTCCAATATCATATTTCACGGGAGCCACGAAGGTTCTGGACTTTTTTGTTGGATCCGGTGTGAAAGTTGCTGCAACTCGAGCAAGTCGTGTAACATCAGAAGGTTGTGCTGGAAGAACTGGCATTTATGTATTCGTGAGAATAGAAGGAGCTGTGCGACGTAAAACGGACAAAAGAAGTTCAACGCAAGAGTAATACACAAAATGAGTGCAATTGATTTACATCCTGAAGTAAGACCTGTCTTTCGTGCCGAAGTAGCAGAAATGATTAAACAACCTCGTATTACACAGCCTTACTTCACAAAGTATGAATATACAGCTTTGATTGCAACTCGCGCACAGCAACTAGCAGAAGGTGCTAAGCCGTTAATTGATTTAAAAGGACTCAAGACATCGGACCCTATGTTTGTATGGACCGTTGCCAAGAAAGAAGTTGCTGAGAGAAAGCTACCTTACATTATTAGGCGACAGCTTCCGAATAATACATCAGAATTTTGGAGTGTTCAAGAGATGGAAATCAATTGGTAATCACTTCATAGCAACTGCAACTACGAGTGCTAAAAGCATATAAATAAGTCCTTCATTCCAACCGTGTTGAGCAGTGAAGAATCCTCCTCCAAACATATCTGCAAATCCACCTCCGATAGTATGAAGTAACGCAATGACTATGATGATAATTAATAACCAGTTTTTGTACATTTATTATTTAAACCATCAACATAATAATTATGTATGAATCAGGAAGGTATATCTTTAGGATGGAATTGTGATAGTGCAAAGATAGGTGTAGAAATGGGTATACGAAATACAAAACTTAATGGATATAAAACTTGTCCATTTGATAAAATAGTTACAAACTATAGGGGAATAATCGATTGTATAATGGATGACTTTCAATATTTATGTGATACAAGATACTTAGAATTACTGAAAATACCTAAAGAATCAAAATGGTTGAATACAAATGGAGATGGTGATACTGTGATCTATAACAATAAATATAAGTTTATATTCAATCATGAATCACCCGGTCATGAAAAGTTATTTTTTTATCAAAATTGGGAAAAGGGTATAAATCATTACATCGTAAATGACTATGAAGAATTCATAAAAAGATATGAAAGAAGAATACAAAATATAAAGGAATTACTGACTAGTGGTAAAAAAATCACATTCATATTAACAAGACCAAAAACAGAACTATCCGATATATCCGATTTGAATCATGTTATAAAGACTAAATATCCTTCGCTTGATTTTGATTTTTTACTGTTAGATTTTGAAAAATCTATGTATTATGATCATTTACTCTTAATGAAAATTGATGAAGATGACGAAGAAATCAAAAGACTCTCTATGTAGTTACAAAGTTTACTTATTCTCCTGAAAGTTTCGCAAGGTCTTCAGCAGAAGGGGGAAACAATAATAGAGGAGGAACTTCTTCGGGAGGGTTGAGCATATAGGGAGGATCGTAAGAGGTCATCTTCATTGCCATTGAAAGATCAACAGATTGTGAAGGGTTAAATCGCGCATTCACCTTTGCGATATCAGAGTTAATCTTTTGACGCAAAGGGTTTTGAGGCGTCATCAAATATGCAAATGCTGCAATAATGGCGATCACTAACGCCAATAGGATATATTGTTTAGAGTTCTTCATTGTTCTTCGGGTAGACAAGAAAAACGGAACTCCTTGGCTGAAGATAAGAGAAAGATATAATGGATTTCCCTATTCCTGTTAGATGTTATACATGTAATCTTCCTATCGCTGGAAAATGGCTTACCTTCTTAGACCTTGTTGCTAAATATCGTAAACAAGATGGTCGACCTGAAAAAGATGAATTAGTATATCTTACCAAGACTACTACCGTTACCGCGGAGGGGAGGGCGATGAACGAGCTTAATCTTACCAGGGAATGTTGTAGACGGCACTTCTTTACCCATCCTGGCGTATAAGCATTTATCGCAGTAGTATTCGTTCTTTGAAAATTCAGAACAGGTGTCCTCAGGACATAACCAAAGCTTAGGAATCCTAATCTTAAGTTTGACCCTCTCCATTCTTTTTTACCTACTAAATAAGAGTAAATGTCGTCTTACAGTGAATACCTTGGACGATATAAACAACGAATGGTGACAATTACAGATACACGCCCTCATCGTGATGCAGGTCATCAAACAGAGATCGTTAAGCGATTGGCGGCATCTGGAAACTTGGAAACTGTTGTGGCTCGTACTGCATGTGCTGTTGTATTGAATGCTCCTTCAACTGCTAGTCAATCAGCCTACCTTCATGGAGGAGGACACACTGTTCAAGATGCTCCAATGTATACTGAATATGCTGCCGGTCAATCTGTAGCCCAAGGAGCTCGTGTGAACACAAAAGCATCACAAATCACCAATACAATGCCATGTTTATCTTCTTCTCAGCTTCCTGAAATCAATGACAAACTTGCAGCCAATGCACAACTTTCACTAATTCAAGCAGCTCGCCAAAACTATGGTAAGGGATATGCGAATAACTGCTGCCCTAACTGCAAAAAGGTTTTACTTGCAACTTCATGTAATTGTCGTCTTACTACAGCTCAATCTGCAGCCTTGAAGAGTAATATTCAATGGCCTCATACGGCAGATCGTAACGCTTAAACAACTACTTAAGAAAATAAGTATGTTAACCGTTTATACTTATCCTATTCCTAAACCTGACGATTGCTACGATGTCTCTAAACTTTCATTAGAAGATGGATTTTTAGAAACAGTCCGTTCGATTATTGAACATCAAAAAGGAGGAACGATTTGGTTTGGATACCTTGAAGGTTGGATGTTGACACCACATGAAGAAGTGATTCTACGAAAAGCGATTCGCAATTTTCATTGTATTGTTATTTCACATTTTCCATTATCGTTCTCTCAGGCTTGGAAAAACGAAATCGATTGGGTCTACACAATCAGGAAGCATAATGGATCCACCAACACTGACAACAATGGTAGTTTTGTACACGATGGGAGTAAGACTTAATACAGATACTCTCGCTCACACTCTTCCACTCACAGACTCAATCATTAAGGTTGAAAAGCAAGGTATTATCAAACGAGGTTCTTCAAAGCGTGATCTTATCAAACGCAGAGCTAAGACTACACCGCCCAAACGAACAACTGGATTTGGACATAATTCAATTACATTAGTAGTTCTTTCAGATGGAGATGGAACTCTTCTTCGCAAAGAAATTACAGTCAAAATCTTTCAGAATGGTGTATTTCATATTACAGGTGTTCTTGATGAACGTTACGATCGACAAGTAACTACAATGCTCAAAAATCATATTGAAACTCAATGTCCCGAAGCTATTCTCTCAGGTGAATGGACTAATATTCGTCGCGTAGTTCTTATGAACTACAAGACCAAATTAGTAGGAACTTCAAATCTATCACGAGATACGCTTTATGCAGCCCTTAGAGGCAAAGGTGTAACGACAATCTACGAACCTGCAGTGTATCCAGCAGTCAAGATCTACTTTCCTGAAACCAAATGGATTGCGAAGGTCTTTAGAACAGGTCAAATCATTCTAACTGGAATGACAACTCACGACGAGTGTGCGTCACTTGTCACACAGTTAAAGCCATTGCTAGTAGTATAAATAAATGCAAGCTCGTGAATTAACACCTGCGGAAATTGAAGCTGGAAGACGAGGTATTAATGATCTAGATTTATCTGCAACTCAGATTCAAGCACTTGTTCGTAATATGGACGCTTCTAAACAGAAATGGGCTCGTATCAAGAACAACAAACATGAATATGAGGAGCAACTTCAGAAAGAGAATGAAGCATTATACTTCAACTATCCATCTCTTTTTCAAATGCATGCAGAAGATCGGTTAGATGGAACCTTTTTTGAAATGCTTGCTTTAAAAAGAAAAATTGAGAAAGGAGAAATTACTCCTGAACAGGCGACTCAAGTGATAGGTCGTAAGCTACATCAACGGTACATTCCTGAACAGTCTCAATCTCAAGAACCTCAGGCTCCAACATTAACGTATGAGGAATACTATAGGCAGACTCACTAGAGTCAAAGATTTCGTATTCTTTTGTACTTTTACAGATCATAAAGAAATAGTTTCGGAGTTCTTTCCATGTACAGTCTTGTAAAGCATAACACTTCATTCGACTTAATCCAAGATCATCTAATCGCCTACATAGCTCTTCTTTAGGCATACTGTTTTCCAAAACAAAGAAGTCGTTTATCGGGTTTGTATAGAGTTCTCTCAGGGACTCTATACGTTCAACGAGCGCCTTATATCCTAAAATACAATACTGTTTTGTGTGATCAAAGTTTAAAACTGAATTACAAAACTTTCCATTAAATTCAGGCCTTTTCCAAATAGGACGTGTCCACCAACCATATTCTGGACTTTCATATACATCTAACTTTCTCATGTGATCATCTAATTTATACTGTTGATAGGCCTGAGGAACAATGAATTGAGGACCTAAACGATTGATCTCTGAATTGCGAATCAGTGAAAAGTTATTCCATCCATCATTCATATACTGAATGTATGCAAGCTTATGAACTCGTGCAACCTTGGTATTGACTACAGTTCTCATAATTAACTCTTGATCATCGCAGATTGGAAGATATTCAGAATAGTTTCCAATTTGATTCAAGACTGATCGTTTCCAAATACGAGGATGATTTGGAAGACCTACAATATGACTCATTGAAATGTTATTCAAGTTAGGAGATGAAATGACATTAATCCAAATATCTTGATACTTTTGACAATAATATCCAGCATATCCAAGACCAAAATGATCACCATAGGAATGTGTGCTTCGGTTTTCATACAAATGAGCACCATCCATATAGACAAATCCAACTTCGGAATCTGTTTCAAATGCCTTTACTGCATCGCCTAAACACTCTGGAAGGATTTCATCATCATGATCCAATTCTAATACATACTTTCCTCTACACATGGAAGCCACTTCATTTTTCACATTACCAATGTTTCCGCTATTTACAGCTCTGCGATACAAGCGAACACGAGGATCATTACCTACCAACTCTTTCAAAAAAGTAAAGTGTTTTTCATCAGGTGAGTCATCCAAAACAACCCATTCCCAATCACGCATCGTCTGTTGTTTCAAACTTTCGTAAGGACGAAGAAACTTATGATAGGAATTGTAACAGGTTGTAAAGGCAGAGAAGACAGGACGTGTCATTTCATGAGGAATCACAACGTTATGAATATAACAGTAGTTCACACCACGATTAAAAGCATCAATATCCTCAATTGTTTTGAAATGAATCCATCGTAATCGCATACGGTTTACAAGGTGATTCATTGATGGGTAGTATTCTTGTTCAGATTCACCATAGGTTACCAAGATATGATAATTACAATCAAACATTTTTAAAATATCTTTTGGATCTGAAGTAAAATTCAAGTTACAGTTCAGTTTTTCTTGATTGGTCTTGAGAAATGTGTCGATTACGGCATACTTCTCATCTCTAAAAAAAAGGATATTTGGGTATTTCATTAGGTATTCACTCTTGTTTCTGTTTAACTTCTTATGCTTTCAATTCTGTACGAAGATCCATTAACATCGTTCCTAGAACATTCTTACCAGGCCATTTAGAAGGATCCTTTGCTTTAGCTGTTTCTGCAGAAGTTCCAATTGACCAATACTTATCACGGGCAGATGCTTCACCAATTTGTCGAGTTCCAGTCTCTAATAGCTTAGTCTTGAGATCTGGATGTTGAATAAACTTGGCTTTCAAAGCAGTTCGCATAATACCATCTTTGGTCTTATCCCATTCTTCCTTGACAAAATCCTTGACCTTCTTACCTAATGCTTTAACAGCTTTGGTAGAAGGTGTTTTCAATATCTTATCTGCTGCTGCTCCATCTCCAAATTGTTTTGCTTTTGACCATTGGAAGTAATGTTCAACTGTTGGAAATGTAATTGAATCGACTTGGAAAGGTGCTTCATGCATATTGGATAACACACGCCATTCACCCTTACCTTCATCTGCACCAAAGAATAACACTGGTTCCTCACCAGGTTCTACAACTTTTTTGACAATCTTCTTTTTTGCAGGTGGTTTCTTTTCAACAGGTGCCTGTTCACTACGCTCATCTTTTGGTGGCTCTGCTGGTGGCTCTGCTGGTGGCTCAGGTTCCGCAACAGGGATTTCAACTTCCTGTTTTTCAGTAATCTTGGGTTTCTTGGATCGCTCAAACACAAAGCTTCGGTGTAAGAAACTAAATGCTTGATGTTCTTGAGTCAGTAAAATGTTGTTCTGACTTGCATAATGATCACTGAAGAGTGTAGTTGAGACTAAGTCATATCCGTGCTCTTTGAGAACTTCCGTCATCTTCTCAAATGGTACCAAATACTCCTTCTGCGGTTGCTCAAAGCTTTCCAGATGAACTGAAATCGCATTTCCAAATGTTTCAACCCATCCTTGTCCATCATCATATTCTTTGACAAACTCTCCAAAGACTTGAGATCCTGAACGAAATCGATGGCTCTTCTTACCCAGCATCAGCGCATAGACTGAACCTCCGTCCAAACACGTTCCAAAGAACAATCCTTTACCATGATTTTCAAGATTGGCTGCAAATGCCTTAAAGGTCTCATCCGATTCACAAGCATAGTGAATCGCCATTTGACAGGAGATTGTATCAAACTCAGTCTTTCCTGCAAAGGTCTGAAGATAAGGAGTTGAAGCAGGTTCAGCTCCAGATACAATGTTCGCATACTTACCGTCTCCCTCAAATAATGGTTTGGTCATATCTCCACAGATAAACAGTACTGGAGGAAGATAATCAGTTGGGTGATTTGCCTTCTCTTTCAAGTAGCGAACACATGCTCCTTGACGAGGAGATGTAATACAGGACATAGATGAATCAATGCCCACAACTCGTGAAGGTTTAGTACGCTTCCATTTGAGAAGATCTCCTGCTCTTCCAACAGCCAACTCTAGCAATGAATCTCCTTGTTTGATACAAGACTTATAGAGTTCATCTTTGATTCGATTGTGAAAGCTGTAGACATCACGAAGAATTCTATCTCGTGCATCCAAGTTGTCTCGGTAATACAGGTCATCTTCAAAGGTCGCATCCGGTGGAGAATCCACTAAGTTTCGAATCATTTCATCCGTGATCGGTACATGGATATTAGTCCAAATTGAATCAGCAACTGCAATATCATTTCCAAACTGAGGACGTCTCAGCACACGATACTGGTGAGTTTTGTCATATCGAGTTCGCATAATGTTCCATCGTCCATGTTCTGTATCATAAGAACATTCAATGATAGTATCATTCTCAACACGATTTCCTTCCATATCTACTGGAATTCCACGATCATTCAGAGGAAGACTGATGATGTGAGCTTCAGGTGCTCGTGGAACTGAAGGTTGAAAGGGTGAAGGAATGCGATCACGACTTTCAGCTTCAACTCGTTCCTCTGGTGAAACTACAGGAGGAGCATATTCACCGGTCATCGTTTCACAAGGATATACGATATCTCCAGGAGTTCTCGAGATATACAGTGTTCCTTTAACAACTCGTTTACCTAATCCTGTATCAAAGCTCTCACCATTCTTGAATCTTACAAGAAAGTCAATACTGTTGTGAGAAGCAGGTTTCCATTTGTAAACAGTTGTCCATGTTTTACCTTTACGTTCATTATTAGGTCCAACTGGAGAAGATCGAGGTGTAAACACTAAACCATCAGTAGGATATTCAAACTTAGTATCCAAAATCTTACGAATAGCTTCTTGCATTGCAGGTCCATCTCCTGCAAGAAACATCTTAGTAACGATGCGTAAAGGTTTTCCTCCTGGACTTGAAGTGAAATCCTTTGAGAGATCTGCTACGAAGGAGCGAGCACATCCTAGACGAGACTTATTCATGTCCTCCTCAGATACGAAGAGTGGTAATCGTCGAACATCACGATTGCGATACCAATAAACATCAAATATACAGAATTGGTTTCGATCTGCAAGATATTCACCATCTAAGATATCTCCTACATGAATGGAGTTGGTAGCCATTAATCCTGTCCATGTAATGACTGAACTTGGAGTGATTCGGAGAACTCGAAGATCTCTCATGACGATTAAGAAGCATCTCTCACCATCTGCTTTGTTTGTGACAGTGTATCCACTCAAGATGTTGTTAGCTCTATCTTCAAGTAGATGACGACGTTCCAATGTTACAGGATTTAGGAAAGGAGTATGTGTTGTCTCAAACTCCATACGATATCTCTGAATATCAGAAGAAGGCAATACAAATTGTGATCCTTGAAAGGCTGATAATACTGGAGTAATATGACGAAGCATAGAGTCTACGATGGCTGTATCAGGCTTATCACGTTGAATGACTTCCATCTCAAGTTCGTAGGTGGGTGTCTGTTTCAAGATATCTGCAAAGGTCTTGGTTTGTTTAGTCTTGGACTTAACTTGTGAGAAATCGTAGCGGACAATACCGTCTAAACTAGTCCATGATTTTCGATGAAGAATACGGACGTGGCTAACAGCATCCATGGGTGAGCCTGAGAAGTCCTTACGTAAATGTTCTTCATGACGAAGTGTGATGCGAATTCCAGCATCAGGGACGTCTATTGTGTCCTGCTTTCCTTGAATGGCTGTGATGACTTCAAAGTATCGGCGTTTACGCTCTACTTCAAGAGGGACGCCACGAAAGCTTCCAGTGGTACAGACTTTATGAATATTTTCAGCACCCGATACGACGACACGAAGTCCATCAGGATACATGAAGGTTGCGTGATGCTCATCTATGGGAGCACCTCGGGAATGAAGTTGAAGGGATTTGACAATGCGATCGGCAATGTCCTTGGTGTGAATTTGATTAGGGAGAAGTTTGCATTCGAGTTCTGCGTGTTTATCTTTCTTGACTAGTGCTGCGAAATCCTTCAAACTGGCCAATGCCGTAGAAGGGAGAAGGGTATCCATCGTTCCTTATCTTTAAGATGTGAATGAAAACAATCCATTTTTATCGTCGTTCATAGGTTTTTCGTTCTACTTCATCTGCCTCCATACGCTTGTGCTGATCTAAGTAAAAAACAACCATCTTTTCCATCTCTACCAAACATTCCGGTGGAAGTGCATCTGAAGAAACAAGCACACCTGATTGAGTCTTTGTGAAGCTTTCGGTATACTTTTTGATAATGTTGAAGATTTGTGCGTGTTCATTTGCATCAAGTCGATCAAGGTTTTCCTTCAGTGCTTCCTTGCGACTTCGGTTCATTTGTATCTACAACAGCAGTTCTAACCATCTTCTTCCTACGCGCTTCTCCAGGAGCTTTAGTCTTTTCAACTGCGACTGTGACCGTTCTCCTGTCACTATCTTCCTTACCTACGGGTGCCGCAATAACATCCACTGTCTCAGGTTCAGCGATTTCTTTGTCAATAGCAGGTCGAATGACTTGACGAAGCTTTCCAAGAACTACAATGGATTCATCACCTTGTTGAAATCGAGTTCCAACTACATCAAACTCAATGTCTTGACCTATATCGGCTTCATCAAAGTCTGGATTGCCGATATGAAGATCACGAGGTAGAAGAATCTTGATGGGTTTAGTTTCTGCATGAAGTCCAATCTTGCTCTTGAGTGTTACAGGTGCCTTGAACACTTGACCTGCGTGAGGAAGGCAGATGTTTGCTTGAAACTTGACATTGTAATCTAATCCGCCTTTGAGAATGTTTGTTCTTCCAAAAGAATGCTCTACAATGGTAATACTTCCACGTTCAATGAATCCTTCGGATAAGCAGATACCTTCATATTTGTGGCGGAGTTGTGCGACCAAACTGGCGTGGATATTACGTTGTAGAAATCGGGCATCTACATGAACGTTCCGAGTCAATTCACGACGTTCATAGAGAGATTCCATTTATACCTTCCTTGTGATTTGGAGTAGATGATTTCGTTTTATATGTTACGCCTTCAGTTTTTTCATAACTGTAGTTTTGTTTGCAGCAAGAACTTTCATTTCTTCAGGAGTATACCAAGATATGTTATGTTCTTCACGAGCAAGTAATTCAAAATAGGTACAGAGTGGTCCACCTGAAAGTCCAGGTACAAATCCAACATTGTTTACATCAATGTATTTTGCGACTAATTTCATATGTGCAACTGAATTCTGACCTGTAGCACAGGCAGTTGGCATAAAACTCTTCTCTCCAATCGTTCGAGTAACCACGTCATCCACTACTTTAGAGGGCGATAATGAAAGAACACCATTCGTTCCTACTGATGCAAAGAGTTTACCTTTATCTCCAACAAATCGTTCGATAAGTTGTTTTGTCCATTCTTTGTATTTTGTGAGATCTTCACCAGCAAGATCTGTTTCATCTCCAGATACAATGATGTCTGAATCAGGAACATATAATCGTGATACAAATTGAACATCTGGTTTTGTTGCGAGATAGGCTTTCTTTTCAGCAGGTGTGAATTCATGATCTAAGATATAACCATTTTTGACTTCTTCTGAAAATCGTGTACCAGCATCTTTAGGCCATTTGAAAGCAGTTCGTTTTACATCTAAGATATCCGCAGAAATCTGAGTAGGTAGTTCTTCTTCAAGTGTAGGCTCAGGTAAAGGAATTTCAACGCGAACAGGAGGTTTAGTAGTTCGTTCAATCAGTGTGCTATTTGGAACATCAATTGGAGCCAATGCATATAAATCACCTTTCGATTCAAGTAGACTTGGACGTCCAAAAGCATCTGCAAATCGGAATGCTGTTGAAATGGCTTGTTGTAAAGTATAGATCACTACTTCACGACTGAATGGACGAAGTGCTGAAAATAACTGCTCACGATCCCAGATGGATTTATCAATTAACAACTTTCCAACTTTAGTCAAAATCTCATCACGCGAATCTAAATAGGAAGATAACGGACGCACGTGATCAGGATCAGGTTCAGAAGGAGTCACTTTACATTGCTCTATATCAGGTGACTCATCAAATGCAGGAGCCATCATTCCCTTCAAACGATAGACAACTCGTTCATGACTTTCATCTCGTATTTGAGGAACTTCTAACTCTCTCCAATCTGAAGGAAGAGCTAACTGAATTGGACAATCCATTGCAGATTCAGCCAAGATCTTGCGAACTTTAGCAATACGAATTCCTTTCACTTCAACACGAGTTCTATACGTATATTCATCAAATGCTTCACGTTCGGCTTCAGGACGAACTATGTGGAGATACACTGTACAGTTCTGTTCTTCTGGAACTAAGCTTTGATGACTACAGGTTCTCAATGCTCGTCCAATAACTTGCTCAATGCGACTCATGTTCCACCACGGATCCAGAATATGAACTTGACGAACAAATCGGAAATCAATTCCTTCTGCTGCTAAAGGACTTGTGACTACAACTTTGATATTCTTTCCAGTTGAATTTGCTTTGTTCTTCACAGCATCTAACATTGAACTAATCTCTGCATCAGTAGCATTCGATGAAATCAAGATGTATTTTCCTTTAGAAGAACCTTCATAGGATGGATCTTTAAGAATAGTCTTTCCTTTATAAGGTTTATAACCATGCTCTTCAAGTGCCATCGCAAATAACCTAGCTCCACGTTCAACGTAGTTTGAATAGACTAAACAAACACCACCAGAACTCTCAATTGAATTCAATACACTTACAAACTTAGATGAATAGTTTGGTAAATTTTCAGGTGTCAAGAAAGCTTCACCTGTATAGGAGAACTGATTTGCAGTTACTTTGAAGGTTTGATTGAAGTTCTTATCATCTGGAAAAACTGAGATTGTAGGCATCATCATGGCTTGACGCTTAGAATCATCGTCTTCATTCTTTCCTGAAGTCAAGATCTTCTTTTGAAGTCCTGTAGGTTCTGAAGAAACTAAACTCAAATACTTAATACGATCTGTATCTGGAATCGCATGTCCATTAAAGCCCATTTTCATAGCTGTATTAGACGCAATATTGGGTGGAGGCAATCTAAAAGGAAATGTAAATGGACTTTCACCTTTTACATAGGATACATAGTTCTGACACCATTCACGAAAGGTTCTTTCAGCTTCAAGTGATTTGAGTTCTGCAGCTGATGTAAATAAATCAGATGCTTTCAAAGTAATGTTGAAAGGTTGTTTTCGCTCATTCCATAAAAACAAGTTCATAAAAAAGACAATCTCTTCAAATGTATCGTACATCGGTGTAGCAGTCAATAATACCAAAACAAGACCATCTGCTACTTTAACTAGACGTTCAAGACCTAGAGCTACTTCAGTTTCTTGAGTTGTGATATTATGAGCTTCATCAATAATCAGCAAACGATTATCAAAGTTTTCGTGAACCCACGCTTCATCAATATCCATTTCAGTTCCAGTTAAGCGACGATTCAAATTCGCTCCAAATGAATTGTAGGCTTGAAACTCGTAGAACTCTCGGATGATTTTATCAGAAGTAGATTCTAACTTATCTCGAATTTCAGGATTAGCCCAGTTCTTAGGTTCAGATTCAATACGCATCAACATATCGAGATATCTACGACCCGTGCATTGTTTAGAGGTCAATGTATCACTCACTTTATCCAAATTCACACGGCTCATATCAAAAATTTGAGTTCGAAAATTCTCTTGAACTGCACGTGAAGCAACGATCATCACCTTTTTGTCTTGAAACTCAGGACGCATGATGTATTCTTCCGCAATTTGAATACCTGTACACGTTTTACCTACACCTGTTCCATGTACCATCAACAAGTTTCGTGTCGGAGAATCAGGGGATAATATACGTCGAAGTAGTTTCTGTTGAGGTTGAAGTGTATATTCACTTCCAGCTGTGTTACATAACCGATTGCGGATAGAATATAACGCTTGTAAACTTGCAGCAGGAAGAGATTGAGGTTTTATTTCAGCAAGTTCTGGATAGGATAAGTTGGCCATTACTTTGTTTCCTTATTATTTACTAAAGATGTCCTCCACAGCAGCTGCTTCAACCCCTGCGAATGCAAATCCATCCGCTGCAGCTGGTTCTGAAAAGAAGACAGACTCAACTGCGTCAGGTTTGGGTATTGTCAGTATGATTTTTACAATTATCTTTCTGTTTGTCTGGCATTTGGGTGCCGCTAGTCTATCGTATGCGAAGTACGGGTCAATCGGTTGGGCGATCTTGGACTTCTTCTTTGCGACCTTCTACTATCCGTTCTATGCGTTCTTTTTGAACACACCTGCTCAACCTACTAGCATGTTTGGTGGTCGTCGTAAGCTAAAGTTCTTCTAGATTGTTTCGGAGAGATAAGTAATGGTGGATATAGAGCAACGTATATCCCGTGCAGCCCATGCCGATGGTGATCATGATTTTGGGACACTAGGACCACATTCAGATGTTGACACCTTTAAGCAATCTGTGTTAAAAGATCCTAAGCTAGATGTTATTCAAGATGAACCTACAACGTTTAATTCAATTGGCGATCCTATTACTGTAGGTGAGAATTTGAAAACGACTATTCTTAGACTTCAAGAAGGTAGTCCAGGAGTATCACTTGTTACATATACAGGTAAACGGTTCACTGTTAAATACATAGAACTAGATGGTAAAACAGGTAGTCAAATTGTTGACGCAGGGGGATTCAATAACGCTGCTCTTGTTGTAGATACCCATCAACATGATTTTTTTGGTAAACTCAAATCAGGTCCACCTGCTGCTGACAAGAGTATACATTATGTATACACATCTGAGGTTGAGAACGATCCTGCTACAAAAACCCGAACATCTGATCCTATTTTTAATAAACCGGGTGTAGGTGTTAATCTAAACTCATATTTACAAGTTGGAGATGGTCCGATCATCTATCAAGGTAATAAGCCATTTGATATAACCAAACCAACACAGGACTTTTACTCTAAATATACATATTCCTTATCTGGTATCAAAAAGGTTGGATTCTTCAAGAAAATTATGAAGCAGCGTGTTAGTGTATCAGTGACAAATGACACTGGGAGCATGATACAAGAGAGCCCTGATGCAAAGGTTTCAAACTCGATACAGTCACTATTGAAGACATTCCTCACGAAGCTATGGCGTAGTAATACAAAACCCACAGATAAGTTTAATATTGCTTCAGCTTGGGTGAGAAAGCGCGGAGGTGATTGGCTTCAAGTACTTGCATGTCTCGACTTGAAAAACAGGAAATATGATAAACCACTTCCGGAGAATGTTCAGCCCTTTTTTATGACGATTGATTACATTGCTCTGTCATACGCCCTATTGATGGGCGTGGATACCATCTTTTTTCCAGCAGATAAAAAGGGTATTCTTATTTTTAATCAAAATGCAGCTGCACCCGATCCGGCAGAACGGTTAAAAGTCTGTGAAGGTATTTTGCAAACCGAAGTTAACATGATCAATAAGGTTAAAGAGTTTCTTAATAGCATGGCAAGTACTAGAAAAACCGTTCTTGATCAGCGCAGGGAATCAACAAAGAAGTTATCACTTAACGCTCAGGATAGGGATGGCTTGAAGAAACAGTGTATGGAGCTATTCAAACAAGCCCTCCATTATGCTCATGCGCATTTTGACTTCCCCGATGTAACACAAACATCAAGTGACCTTACTTCCCAAGATCCATGTATTAAGGCTCAAGCATATCTTATGGGTCGTGGGCTCTACAATCTTCACAAGGGTGAAGCGAATGTTCCACCTTCATTTATAAAACTTTTTGAAGCACGAGATGAGTTTAAATCAGTGGATACATGGGCGAGTGGTATGAATAGTCGAATCACGCGTCGTATTGGTCAACTAGTTGGAGGCAAAAATAATAAGGATGTCTATACATTTCTAGCCTATATTTCACGTGTCCCGTTGGATGATGAAATTCGAACGATCTTAATTGAAAAATTTGATGGACTCAAGGGAGCAATACCTGCATCGTTAGATGCAACCTCTAAAACACATGTTCTTGATACATGTACCATTGTTTCCGGGTTTCTTTCTTCACCCACATTTGGATCAGGTACTGTTGATTTTGCAGCCGTGAACAGAGATAAGGATGATCCAATGAATGTGAGTAACATTGTTCAGGCAGTACAGAGTGACGCTGATATGGAAATTGATGTGTCAATGGACACGGGTACACCTGGTGGTGGACGCAGGCGTAGACGTACTCGGAGAAAGGAAATGCGAGGTGGATGGGATCTAAATGCTCGATTTAAAGGGGTCAGTACGTTGTTTCCAAATACACATACATTGTATCCGCTCATCGGTGCACAGATCGCTTCAATGACAGGAGAACAGCCAGTTAGAGTAGATAGTGGAGAGCTAATTGATATTCTTCCTCAAACGGGTGGTTCAAAGGATGTTGTTCAGTTTCTTCCTATTTTTGCTATGTTAGAGGCTCTTTCGACACAGATTGAGCCAGGTATGGAACATCATCCAGATTTACCATTGTACAATCACCTATTTTTGTTCTTAAAGATGGCGATTCCAGAAGTCGAGAAGAATCCAGAAATTGGATATGCGCTTCGCGAAGTCTTGTTTACTATGGTTCAAACGGCTACTGGGCGTCCAATTGTCGAATCAACACTTGGATCTACAACTGCCTTTTCATTAACATGTTCATCAATGTCGGAGTATATCTGTGGAGAGTTTGTAGATCTAGATGAAGCACCGGGTATAGCATTGCTTCAAAGAGCTGACATTGCAGCTGTCTTGAAAACACTCTACACAAACAGTGCAGTTGGAGCACCGATTGATTTGGCATCTGTTCTTGCTGAAAAACAGGCAGTATCGTTAAAAATAATTGGAGAGAGTGATTCAGACAAACAGCCTCCCGGAGCTCCTATGAAACCTGCTAGGGTTCGTTCGGAAAGTATTGGCGATCCTATGCCATTTAGCTTGGCCGGACGTCGTCGAACTCATCGTCTTACAAAGGATTTCCTTCAAACAACTCGTCACCAGTCCATCAAGATGTCTTCAAGACGACATTCACTCTCAGGTAAACTTGCTAAGCGTTGATTGACTTCTTCAAGTGTCTTATCTTCTGGCTCTTCATCCAATCCATCCGGTAATCGTGATTCATCTACAAGGATGTCTACAAATCCTGTACCACAAGGTGGCTTCTGACCAAACATGATATTCGCAGACACACCTCTCATCGTATCAAATTCAGCACCCATTGCAGCATTGAACATATTCTTGCTAGTCTCTTCAAAGGAAGATCTAGCTAGAACTCCAGTCTCATTCTTGTTCATTCCAAATCGGTTCACAGCTACAATGCGTCCTGAGAACGTCATGCTGTCTACCAATACACTTAGATGATGGTAGTTGACCTTCTCCTGAACGAAGACCTCTGAACATTCCTCAAAGATCGCCAATCGTGCGGCTTCAATACCAAAGACATCATTGATTTCGTGAATGTCGTTTGAGAATGTGCGTGTTCCATCAACACCTGGAAACACCATGAGCTGATACAAGTTAGTTCCATCCACGTCTAGAACATACTGCTCCTTCTGTGCATATCCAGCTACTTTCTCATCGTAGACCAACTCATTCTTCACCTTTCGCAAGTGAACTCCACCAACTCCATGAACACCTGTTAAGACTGTATCCAATACCTTATCTTCCAAGAATCGCAACATAGTTGGATTTTTGACTACATTCGCATCAAAGGATAGACGTAGAATGAGCTTCTTTGCAGAATTGTCTGAATGAATACAGTTGACAATTTTTAGTGACTTTTCATTCTTCAACTTAGTCACTACTTCTGTGAGATCTAGAATATTACGAGCTGCCTGTTCTGCATCATTGAGTTCAATACGCATAATCCAAGGCGATTCGCATGTCTCTCCTTCTGAAACTGTGAATTCTTGGTAGAGTGCCAAGATATCCATATCTTCTTCTACAACGGTTCCATTCGTAGGTGGATCGTAATAAATTCGAATAGACTTGGTGATATCTCTCAGAGTTGTGCGCTGAATCTCCTTCATCTTGGAAATGGTTGCATCTTGATCGCTGGAAATATCTGGACGAAGATAGACTGTATTGCCAGGTCGTTTAGGATTAGCGGATGCTGATAACAATTCCTCAATACGTGGAACACCTGAAGTAGCATTGGCCTTGGCAGTTCCTGCAGAGTGGAACGTGTTCAAAGTCAACTGTGTAGTAGGTTCACCAATGGATTGTGCTGCAAGAGCTCCTACCATTTCGCCTGCATGAGTCTGACTCTTAATGTATCGGTATCGGATATCGCGCATCAGTTCATCAAACAACTTTTGACTGAGACGATGAGTTACAATTGCCTTCTTGGGTGCCAAATAGTATCTCAACAATGTGTGGAAGACCTTGTTATACGGAAACTCCTTCATGAAACCGTTGAGTGCAGAAACAACATAGGCAGGTATCAAATCCGTCTTAGTTGAGTATGGATTCTCGTATTTTGTAATGAGACGCTTCAGATGAACAGGTGCCAACACTGTATCATTCTTTCTGAATCGGAATACGGATCGTACAAACATTTCACGATCTGCAATCAACTCTTCAACCATATCTGGAGCTTCTGTGACACTTGCAGTCAAGAATGGATTCACGTCTTCTGGAGTCAGAGCATAGTCTCGATAGATATTCTCCAACGTCATCAGTGGAAGTTCACATGTCTGTGACTCAACAGCCACTGTATCTACACCATCTTCACCATATGCAAACTGAATGATAGAACCAGTTACGTTACGGACAGTTCCATCATGTTCTACGTGTTGATCTTCCATGGATTTCATCAGACGACGCTGAATGTATCCTGTATCTGAAGTTTTAACAGCTGTATCAATCAATCCCTCACGACCTGCCTGTGCGTGGTAGAAGAACTCGGCTGGCATCAAACCATCTACGAAGGAATGTTGAACAAATCCACGTGATTCAACACCATCATCATATCGTGCAAAGTGAGGTAGTGTTCTGTCTTGAAGTGTGTACTGAACTCTCTTACCTTCAATCAGCTGCTGTCCAAGAAGAGCTACCATCTGTGTGATGTTCTGCTCACCTCCTTTGGATCCTGAATCAACCATCTGAACAATACGATTCGCTTTATCCAGTGATCCAATCACCTTCGTATTGATACTCGCAGCAACCTCTTTCAAAGCCGATGAGATGTCATCTTCAAGCTGCTCTCCATCTGAAAGACCTTGTAAGTTCACAAATTGTCCTGAATGAACTGCGGACAGAATTTCAGCCACACGATCTCGTCCCTTTTTGAGCTGTTCAGCTACGAAGTCTCGTGTAGGTTGATTGGCTATCAAGTCTGATGTGCCTACTGAGAATCCAGTATACAAGTTGTATTGTGTGACAATCGATTGAATATCATTGATGAGCTGACCACATCGTTCGGGTCCAAAGTCAGTGTAGACAACATGAAGAAGACCACTGACACCCCCCTTTTGTAGAATATTTCCATCTGCTAACTGACCATTCTTCAAGTTGATACGACCTTTATAGTTCATCATTGGAAACGCTGCTGAGATAAGTTCAGAACCAGTCCATGGAACACCTTTTCTAACAAAGGGAAGCTTAAGTCTTGCAAGAATGTTCATTGCGATGGGTTCAGGAACCTTGACTCCAGGTTGTGTAATACGATAGGCTCCTGTCATCGTATCTTGAAACAGCTGAATGATTGGACTGTTGGTTCTTGGACTCACGATATTACGAAGCACACTTGCAATGTATCGTAGTTCAGTCGCAGACGCAATGCTTTGAGGAACGTGCATGTTCATCTCATCACCATCAAAATCAGCATTGTAAGGACGGGTCGCTGAAACGTTTAGACGGAAGGTTGAATAGGGTAGAACCACTACACGATGCGCCATCATCGATGCCTTGTGAAGAGAAGGTTGACGATTGAATAACACAATATCTCCATGAATTAGATGACGATGGACTACATCACCTTCACGAATATCGATAGTATCTGGATTCACGTATCGCAGACTGACTGTTCGGTCATCGGATTTTAAGTAGACGGATTTTGCTCCTGGGTGCTTATCAGGTCCATTCTTGACGTATCCAAGTAGACGATCACGATTGTAAGGACTGACAATTTCAGGAAAGGTCAAGTTAATCGCAATCTCTTCAGGAACACCTAGTTCATCTAGTTCGATATTTGCATCAGGAGTAATAACCGAACGGGCTGAGAAATCAACACGCTTACCCATCAAGTTTCCACGAACACGTCCAGTCTTAGCTCCAAAACGGGATTTCAGAGTTCGCAGAGGACGTCCAGAGCGTTGAGCGGATGGTTCAAGACCCTTGATATCGTTATCCACATATGTCGCAACATCGTATTGGAGTTTTGCAGTGTATTTGTCCAACACTTCTGCAGATTCTTCTTTATCAATTTTTTCACGAACTTTGTCATTCGCTCGCAGAATGTCAATCAATTTATGTGTCAAGTCATCTTCCATTCGCTGGTTATCATCCATCACGACCGATGGACGAACCGTCAATGGAGGAACCGCTAGAACAGTACAAATCATCCACTCAGGACGAGCGAACTCAGGATTTAAACCAATTAATCGACAATCTTCATCTGTGATACGCTGGAATGCACGAAGAATCATTTCAGGTTGAATGACGACTGGATCTGTGCCTTCAACATTCGATTGACCTTCAAGTGTAGCTGCTTTTCCAATGACCTTGGCGATCTTCTTGAAAATTGCAGTTTCACAATGAGGACATTGAAGCACTTCATCCTTTCGAGGAGTGGGTCGAAGATCACGAACTTCTTTAAAACGAGAGAGTCCAGTCGACTTCAAGGATGTCACAACTTGTTCGAGAGCAAGAATCTTGGAACAGTTCAGACAGATGACGTTCGCTAACTTTTCAACCATATCAAAGAACTGATAGAGGTAGACGGGGCGAGCTAGACGAATATGTCCAAAGTGTCCAGGACAGAACTGATTTGTTTGCTTACAGGTGGGGCAGACTTTACCATTTTCAATCACGCCGAAACGGGCATCAAATACACCATTCGCAATGGGCTGATTGTTTTGGTAAGTCTTATCAGTGGTAACTTCTACCACAGAGCGCTTGAGGAGATTTTCAGGATTTGCAATGCCGAACTGAACGCCTACTATTGTATCGCCCATGTTTAATACCTCTTATTCTTACGTGAAGACTATTCCGTTTTGTTTGATACGAGACAGTCCATAAGTAAATAGTGGAAGTAATTTATGATGAACTCTTGCAAACCATTCAAGACTTAGGAAAAAGACTGAAACACTACTTCCTAAGATGACCAATGCTGATGTTAACTCTTTAGTGGGTTCAATATGATAGACTTCTAAAATAGGAGTCGCAAAGCTTCGTGTATCTCCAATTAACTTTTGTTCAACTTTGGAGACAATACAACCATTACAAGCAAGATGTTGTAACCATACGAGAATACAAACACATAAAATGACTGTTTGTAGCCAGAAAGCAGGATATAATGTATGTGAAATCACAATCAGAATAATCAAGGCATTACTCAAGAAATCATGAATGTATCTAACAATCTTACCTTTTCTCACTGGATCTTCTTCCCAGAACAGAACTTTATTAATAGTCCATTCCATCCATTCGGTCGCAACAGTTTCCATTAAGAGGATCGAAGAGAAAAACAGGCTTCCCAGAACTCATCGTTGTCCAGAATGCGTTTCACTGCTTCAGGATCATAGATCAAATTCAGTTTCTCTACAAATCGCTCATATTCTTCACCACGTTTTTCACGAAACAGAAGTGCTTGACGAAATCGTGAACTTCGGATGAAAGACAGTATTTCCTTTGCAAGTTGCCCCGTTTTGTAAGCGGATACGTCATACTCCAACTCTTCATCTTTGATTTTTCTAACAATGGAAGTCCAATGTTCAAGTGTTAGAAAGTAGTCCATCTTATTCAATTAGATTGATAAATACTTTAAAGATTTAGCTTTCTCATGGACCTGGACCTGGTGGACCTGGTGGACCTCCCCCACCTCCTCCTGGACCTGGTGGACCTGTTGGAGCTGGTGGACCTGGTGGACCTGTTGGACCTGTTGGAGGAGCAGGGGCAACTGCTATATATTGATAATAAATAGTACAACTTAAGTTTGTATACGCAATACCTATTGGGTTAAATCTTAAAACAACTGCATAACTATTTGTGGTAATTTCAACTGCTGCAAAACCATCTACAGGAGGTATGTCTCCACTCTCTACACTTACTTGATATCCATTTGTCCATATGTGTGATGCACTTACAAAAATAGGGGTAGTTATATATTGTCCAACACTTTCATTAGCAAGAGTACCTGTATAATTATCTGAAACTAGAGAGCTGAAAATATATCCTTGATTTCCTTGAAATCCTGTGGGTCCAGTAGATCCTGTTTCTCCAGTAGGTCCTATCAAATCTGGACCTGTAGGTCCTAAAGGCCCAAGAGGACCAATAACAAAATCAACAGCGCCAGGTCCTGTAACTCCGGTTCCTCCTTGAGGTCCTATACCTGTTGGTCCTACGTATCCTGGACTAGGATCACCTGTATAAGGGGGTCCAGCAGGTCCTTCTAATCCTTGATTTCCTTTGGGTCCTTGATTTCCTGGAAATCCTTGAAATCCTTCTGAACCTAAAGGACCAACAACACCTTGAATTCCTTGGAAACCGCCTTGCCACCCTTGAGACCCTTGAAATCCATTCCAACTTTGAAATCCATAAGAACCCTGCCATCCTTGATTTCCTTGATTTCCTTGAAATTCGCCTTGAACTCCTATATTTCCTTGTGGTCCTTGAACTCCTTGAACTCCTTGATTTCCTTGATTTCCTTGAAATTCACCTTGAACTCCTATGTTGCCTTGCCAACCTTGATTTCCTTGATTTCCTTGATTTCCTTGAAGATCGCCTTGAAGTGTTTGAGATCCTTGAACTCCTTGGAATCCCTGATTTCCTTGTGAACCCTGATTTCCTTGCCATCCTTGTCTATCTAAAACTCCTTGTATTCCTGTTAAACCATCCCATGATCTAACCCCTCGAACTCCTTGCCATCCTTGATTTGCTTGAAGCCCTTGATTGCCTTGAACCCCTCGAAAACCATCAAATCCTCTGGTACTCTGATTTCCTCGATTACCTTGATTTCCTTCAATAGATTGAAACCCTTGCCAACCTTGAGGTCCTTGAAATCCTTGAACTCCTTGAACTCCTTGAGGACCTTGAACCGATTCAAACCCCTGCCAACTTTTAAAACCTTGAAACCCTCTAAAACCTTGAAACCCTTGATTTCCTTGGTTATCTTGAAATCCTTGCCATCCAATTATTCCTTGAAATCCTCTAAAACCTTGAAATCCTCTAAAGCCTTGATTTCCTTGGTTTTCTTGAAATCCTTGAAATCCTTGGTTGGCTTGCCATCCAATTATTCCTTGAAATCCTCTAAAGCCTTGATTTCCTTGATTTCCTTGATTTCCTTGGTTTCCTTGCCAACCTTGAAATCCTTGGTTGGCTTGCCATCCAACTATTCCTTGAAATCCTCTAAAGCCTTGATTTCCTTGTGGACCCTGAACTCCTTGAACTCCTTGAGAACCTTGAACCGATTCAAACCCCTGCCAGCCTAGTAATCCTTGACTTCCAATGGCTCCAACTACTTGAAAACCTCGATATCCTGTGATTCCTGTGATTCCTGTACCACCTACTGTTGTACCTGCAATACCTTGAGGTCCTCTACTACCTGTAGAACCAATTACAGAAGAACCTTGATATCCAGCGGATCCTTGAACTCCTTGAGGGCCTTGGAAACCTATGCGTCCTTGACGACCTATTCTTCCATTAAAGCCTGTATTTCCTGACAATCCCCTTGAACCTGTAGCTCCAGTAAATCCAGAAGGACCTGTAGGACCAACCATTCCAATAGGTCCTCTAGAACCAGTTCTTCCAGTTGATCCGTATTCTGTAGTAGGACCTTGAACTCCTCTAAGGCCTGTAGGTCCTTTTCTACCTGTTTGACCTTGATTACCAGTTATTCCTGTTACTCCAATATTTCCAACTGGACCTTGTGTTCCAACTCCTTGAGGTCCAATAGGTCCACGAGCTCCAATACTAGCTGAACTACCTATAGTTCCAGTTAGACCTTGAAATCCTTGAAGTCCTTGATTTTGAGAAGTTCCATCAGGTCCTTGAGGTCCAATAGATCCTTGTTGTGCACCTGGAATGTATCGAACTTGTGGATCGCATACATTTGTGGATCGTGGAGAGTACGAAACGTACATTATTACTTATGAAACACCGTAATAATAAATTATATACGTTGCACTTGATGAATTACCCAATCTCACTTTCATTGAATATGTCCAATAGCTAGCACCTGCGTATGCATAGATATATGAAACTGATAATACATTCGTATCTTCCGTAACATACCCCCCTAAAATAACTTTATCAGAAATGGGAATTGATGTTTCTCCTACATTTGAATAATATGAACCGGTAGCTCCACCTGTAAATGTAAGAGTAAGTGAATTTTGACCCGTTAATATATTATTAATACCTTGAGGTCCTTGAGGTCCTTGAACTTGACTACCTGTAGGGCCTGTAGAACCTTGAAATCCGGAGGGGTCTCCTTGAAATCCTGTAGCTCCAGTTGGACCTGTTAAAGCTTCTCCTGGTGGACCTGCTGGACCCTCTGGACCAGCTGGACCTAAAGGACCAGTAGGACCAGTATTTCCAGTAGGACTAAACCCAGTGGGTCCTGTGGGTCCGTCATCCCCTATTACATTTAAAACACCTTGAGGTCCTTGGAGTCCTGTAGATCCTGTAAATCCAGTATTTCCACGATCTCCTTGAACTCCTTGAGTCCCTTGAAATCCTCTAAGTCCTTGAAATCCTTGAGATCCCTGAAACCCTTCATTACCTTGAAACCCTTGAAATCCTTGGAATCCCTGAACTCCTTGAGGACCTTGAAAACCTTGAAATCCTTGCCATCCCTGAACACCTTGAAATCCTTGGAACCCTTGAACTCCTTGAGGACCTTGCCGTCCTTGAACTCCTTGAACTCCTTGAACTCCTTGAACTCCTTGGGGACCTTGATTTCCAATGCCCTGAACACCTTGAAATCCAATGAATCCCTGAAAACCTTGGAATCCCTGATTTCCTTGGTTGCCTTGAAATCCTTGGGGTCCTTGAAATCCCTGATTTCCTTGGAATCCTTGATTTCCTTGAGGTCCTTGAACACCTTGGAATCCCTGATTTCCTTGAACTCCTTGGAATCCCTGATTTCCTTGAGGACCTTGAACTCCTTGGAATCCCTGAACACCTTGAAATCCAGTGAATCCCTGAACACCTTGAGCTCCCTGAATTCCTTGCCGTCCTTGAAGTCCTTCAATACCCTGATTTCCCTGGTTTCCTTGATTTCCCTGGTTTCCTTGAAATCCAGTGAATCCCTGAACACCTTGAAATCCTTGCCAACCTTGGAATCCCTGAAAACCTTGAGGACCTTGATTTCCTTGAAACCCTTGAAAACCTTGCCATCCTTGAAATCCCTGAAAACCCTGCCAACCCTGATTTCCTTGGTTGCCCTGAAATCCTTGAAACCCTTGAAACCCTTGAAATCCTTGCCAACCCTGATTTCCTTGCCAACCCTGATTTCCTTGGTTGCCTTGAAATCCCTGATTTCCCTGATTTCCTTGAAACCCTTGAAATCCTTGGTTACCTTGCCAACCCTGATTTCCTTGAAATCCTTGCAAACCCTGATTTCCCTGAAATCCTCTAACCCCTTGATTACCTTGAGATCCCTGAGCACCTTGAATTCCAATTCCAGTTAAACCAGTTGGACCCATAGGACCAATTGCACCTACTGGTCCTTGAGGACCAACAAATCCTTGAGGACCTGTACGACCTGTTACGCCGGTAGGACCTGGTAAACCGGTAGCTCCTGTAATTCCAGTGACTCCTTGAAATCCTTGAGGTCCCTGAACACCTTGAACACCTTGAGTGCCTTGAAACCCTCTAAGACCTGTAGGTCCTGTTGATCCTGTTAATGTTGAACTACCAGGTAATCCAGTAGGTCCTGTAGATCCAGTCATCGTTCCTGTAGGACCAGTAGGACCTGTATTTGTCGCTGAACCTCCTACGCCTTGATTACCTTGAAATCCAGTAGGTCCCGTTGGTCCAGCTGTAGTGCTAGCCGGTCCAGCTGGTCCTGTAGGTCCTTGAAATCCTGCTACACCTGCGGGACCAACAAGTCCTTGAGGTCCTGCTAATCCTGTATTTGAGGCAGAACCAGGAACTCCAGCGGGTCCTTGATTTCCTTGAGGACCTTGAACGCCATTAGCACCAGGATTTCCCATAGGGCCTGGTGGACCTGGAGGACCAGCACAAAAATTTGGAGCACAGGTTGTAACTCCTACACCTGGAGTGTAGCGTGAAAGAAAGCTACTCATATTGTTCTTTTCCACTGTTTAAAATTAGGGTGTTGAAACAAATGGAAGGATCTGAACAAACAGGACCCACCGGAGAAACCGGACCCACAGGAACCTTTGAACAAACAGGATCTACTGGACCTACCGGAGAAACTGGATCTACAGGAACGATTGAATACACTGGACCTATTGTATACACAGGACCCACAGGAGACAATCCACCACCTCGTCCGGATCCATCCATACTGTTGTTATTTCCATCCGCTCAAACAGGACCGATCGAACCTCCTATCATTGCCTCCATGGAGGAACTTGTTAAAAGTTATGAAGCGACTATAGCTCAAGAGACACAAGACCGCCAAATGCTTCAGGCACTCTTGACTCCTTCACGTGAAGTCTTTCGAACACAACTGTTTCAATGGGCTGGAAGGGGTTTCACTGATCGATACTGCATTCATTCGTTCACATTGACACCTCCGTCAGTTTGTTCAGATGGCGTAGTTCGAACGTTTCCAGGATATATTGATTACTGCTTGAATGGAAAGACCATGGGACATATCACTGAAACCATGGCATCACTCATGCCAGGCATTGAAGTGTCGTATTCGATTATAGGCAACACTGCATTCATTTACGTGTCGCGAGTGTAGTTGTTCAGGTTTAATACCAAAGAATGACTAATCCTGATCCACCTGCAAATCCAGCAGACCCTCCTCCTGATTCAGATCGCGATCCACCTCCTCCACCTCCTGTATTTGGAGTTCCTGCTGAAATAACTCCATTGTCCCAATCACCTCGTCCTCCACCACCTAGTCCTCCATATGAATATGGACCGGAAGATGATTGAGCAGCTCCACCACCACCTCCTGCGATATATGCAACTCCATCGGATATAACCCTATTCGGTCCTGTAGGTATAGCAAACAAAGTTCCATATCCAACTGTTAGTAAAAGATTACTATAGATAGGAGTTCCAATACCTCCTGAACTTCCAATTGCATCCCCTCCAGCTCCACCTGCACCACCTCCTCCACCTCCACCAGGGCTATTTGTAGATCCAGCTCCACCTGCGTTTCCTTGACCTGCTGTTCCTGCTACTCCTGGAAGACTATTACCTCCACCTCCACCACCCGAACCCACTGATCCAGTTGGATTTCCATCATAAGTTCCACCTCCACCACCTCCCAATCCACTATTCACACCTGAAATGGTTGAAACTCCTCCAATAACACCAGCACCTCGTGGAGTACTGTTATTGGCTTCATAGTTTCCTCCTGCACCTCCTAAACCGACAGTAACCGCATAGGTTCCTGTAGTTACACTAAACGATCCTGTTTGAACACCTCCTGCTCCTCCTCCACCACCGTGTCGATCTCCACCACCTCCACCTCCTCCAACAAATAGATAGTTTACCCTTCCACTTCCAACTACCACAAAATTACTTGAGCTTGTAAATACATGATAAGTGGTGTAATCGCGTGTTACAACAATAGCTCCTCCAGTTGCAGTTAGTTCAACTTGAGTCGTAGGTGGAAATTGTTTGAATGGATGCGATGGAATAGGTTCTGTTAACGTGATCACAATCGAACCATTTCCACCAACTCCAAACCCAGCACCACCAGCACCTCCACCTCCTTGGGTTGTAGTTCCAGATATTAATCCACCTATAAATCCTGAACCTCCTCCTCCACTAGGTCCAGCACCACCTCCGAAATATCCTCCTCCTCCTCCTGATGTTCCAGTTGCACCTTGTAAAGCACTACCTGATGCTTGGCCACTACTGCCAGCGCCACCACCTGTTTGACTGCCACCACCAGAAAATAACCCATCTGCTCCTGTAAGTCCACCACCTAACCCTGTCGCTGCACCAAAAGGACCAGCACCACCTCCACCACCTGCTATTACCAATGTATTCGCTTGTGTCAGTGTACTTGAACTAAAGATACCTGAATACCCACCTCCACCTCCACCTCCACCACTAGATTGACCTCCACCTCCACCTCCACCGTATCCACCAGCGCTAATGCCAGCACTACCACCACCTCCACCACCTCCCACTACAATCGAATATGTTTGTCCTGGTGTGACAGCAAGTGTTCCAGTTGTAGTTCCTCCTGCTGCTCCTGTTCCACTACCATTTCCTCCTCCTCCACCTCCTCCTCTAAGAGTTACAGTTACAGTCGTTGGAACCGTTACACTTGCTGGTGGAGTCCATGACTGTAGAGAACCTGTAAAATTAAACGTATAAGTGATCGGAGTGAATATAGAAAAATTCCATTTATATGCTAAATAAGCTTCCACTTGTTGACGTTGAAATTCTGAAAGAACTGAATTATAAAAAAGGATTTCATGGAAATATCCTGTTGTAAACCGATTGTCGTTACCTGATCCAAACGTTCCTCCAATACTCGGAAGTGCCCCTGCATCCGTTGAAGGTCGCGTATATGCATTTGTAGCAGAACCGTATACAACGCCATTGGTATAAGCAGTCAAAGCTGAACTAGAAGAGATAAGTGCTGTTTCTAATCTTCCTGTTCCGATGAATGAACCATTTATACTGCGATTTGGACCAGGATCATTGTATTCAAGTGATCGTCCAGCACCAAAGTTTGGTGAACGTGTTTCTCCAGAAGTTCCTCTAGCATTTGCATAAATAGTTTGATATTCACCAGAAGCAATATTCGAAAGGTTAACCACTGCAAAAATACTATAATCTGCTGTATTCTGGAAATTGGATTGAAAGGTTAACTGTGAATACGTGCTAGCATTATACGCTGTAGAACTATTGTTATTAATAAAGACTCCAGGATAACCATTTAGTATAGTACGTGTAACTTGATTACCAGTTGCTCCTCTAGATGGAGTAGCCGTGTTGCCTATAGTACCTTTATTAGTCCAAATTGAAACGTTTGATCCACTTGAAAATGTAAATGTAGATAAATCTGCGGCATCAAACCACAATTGACATCCCGAAATAGATAAAGGTGAAAAACTAGATATACTTCTAGATGCTATAGATGCAGGTGGAAATGAACTGAATGCAAATTCATTAGGTATTCTCCATTTATTTGCTAAATATTGTTCAACTTGTTGACGTTCAGATACTGTCAGTGATCGATTGTAATGAATAATTTCCCCAAAGTAAGTCGAATCATAGTTTGCACTAGAACTACCGTTGATATAAAGTGGTAAATCAGGTGTTGTTCCAGAGTAAGCAGATTCTACCCAACTAGTTGATCGAGGAACTCCATTGACTGTATAATTCGCCATGGTTGTACCCCCAGATGAAAACCCGGTAGACAGGATATTCCATTCACTCGCAGTACCTGTTGTTTTTGGAAAGACTGAGAATCCTTTTCCAGGATCAAACTGTATTTGTGAATATGTAGTAGTAGTTGTACCACTTCCATTACCTAATACATAAAACTGTAAAGAGTATTCTCCAGCCCCTAAATTTGTCCATGGTAATGTCACAGTAAAAAAAGGTGAACCTATAGTTATTGTTACAGTGGTGTTTTTAACTAAAACTCTCAAATCTGAACCTGGATTAATCGAATATGTTGGAAATCCTCCGAAAAAAAGAAAGAGATTAACAGGTGTAGGTCCCGCATTTAGAAGAAACTGTAAATTCGTTGTTCCGTTACCAAGATTAAAGTAACTATACTGTCCAGCAGTAGTTGGAATTACAAGTGAAAATGAAGTTTCACGTGATACATTGATAGGAACTGTATATGTACTTATAACAGATGCTGAAGTTGTTGGTGCAGGTAAAGTAAGTGTTCCTCTTCCAACAGAATCAATACTTGCAGTTGCACCGCCTGATGTTGACCATGATGTAATACTACCAGGATCTTGAAAGCCTCGTGAAGCATTCACATTGACAAAATTCCAGTTTCCAGGAGCAATATAGGTAGTTAAAGAACCTACCGAATTTAACCAAGCACCATTTGCACTTGATGAAACAACAAAGTGAGTAAAACTAGTTCCCCATGAAAAGGACGCATTGGATGCACGCGTTGTACCAAAATTATAGACTGCATTTCCACTCCTGAAGTTTCTTTGAAGAGTCACTGTTCCAGTACTCATTGTAGTAAGATTCTTACCATTCGTGCTTCGATCTAGAATGGTTGTAAGAGCTGTATTATCAGCAGCTGTATCTTGTGTAGCATCTATCCAAAGTGCACAATTTGGAATACTTGTAGGTAAAGTTGGATTATAAGGAACTATTGGTCGATTAATACCCCATTTCCACGAAAGATACCCTTCTATTTGTTGACGTTCTCCGCCATTAAGCTGCCTATCAAAACCAACGATCTCGCCAATATATCCTCTGAACGCTCCAGCAAAAGAACCAGGCGAATAAAGTGTTGGGCTTGTCCTCCATCCAATTTGAAATACCGAGCCAGTGGTAGGGGTCCACGTATATGCAGCAGTTTGTGTAAGTTGAGTTCCGTTTCGTCGAAGTACATAGTTATTGTTTGAAATAGACCAGTTCATCAATAAAAAGGAGGTGGAGGTTTCATCAATCGGAGAGACTGTTTTTGGAGTTCGAGAAAAACCACTTGATCCATTATGCCAACGACGTGAAGTATGTTCACTAAAGGTTAAAGAGTTAAAGTTATCGATAGCAGTTGCAGTTACAGCAAATACGTCTACGTGGGTAGTTAAATCTTTTAATGCCAACACGATATATACATCTACTGGATAGACTCCAGACGAAGCGGGTGCTTGATACACACCTGCTCCTGAAAAGTTAAGAACATTCAATCCATTCTGAAATGCACTCGAAACAGTTGCATTACTAAAGGTTGAAAAGGCTGACATGGTATTCCCAAATCCCGATTTATCACGCCATTGTGTCATATTTCCACTAGATAGCGTAAGTGTGCTTTGATCCGCTGCGTCCAACCATAACACACATCCTTGCATGTTATTAGGTTGAAATGCACGTAGATGAGGTCTCAGATAGACGTATGGGTTTGCATTACTAAAGGTAGGTACAAGTACAGTATTAGCAACACCCCATTTGCTCATCAAATACGAATCTACAGTTGAAATTTCAGTGTTTGTAAGAAATCGACTATATAGGATGATTTCTCCTACTTCAACAGCCGAAGTTTCAGCAGGGCTTGCTCCTGAGTTAATTCGCAATCCAGTCATTCCATTTCCTGATGAGGTTGTATTCGAAGAATGAAGTTGACCATTCCAATTAAACACATAGGAACCTCCTGGAGTACGTGCATGTGAAAAGGTATCCCAAGTTGTGTCAACTGTAGGGCCATTTAATATACCTGGATTTCCATCTACATATAAGACTCTTTCAACGGTTGACCAATATCCATATAAGTGATTGTTTGCAGTTCCTTGTAATACACGCCCTGCACCTGTCGATGTTTTTCTTCCAGACCAAAACAGTGTATATGCAGTTAAAGAAACATCAGGACTTGGAATCCAAGTTTGAGCGGTTGTTAGTAACACTGTATTCAATCCATTACGTCCACCTGCACTTATAGTTCCTGTACAGTTAACCGTATATCCTCCTTGTGGATTTGGCCAAGTACCCACAGTTCCCGATCCAGTTAGTGTAGATGCATTGTTCCAAAGTACACAGTTTGAAATGGATGTAGGACTAAATCCGCTTATGGATAATGGTGCTACATAAGAGAAAGTTGGGATCAATGATTGAATACCCCATTTCCATCCAAGATACCCTTCCACTTGTTGGCGTTGAGAGGTTGTTAATATGCTGTTAGTATATACGATAACCTCTGATATAGTTCCTGTAAAAAAACGACTAGAAAATGAAGAGGATAATGAAACTCGACTTGATCCTGTACGCGTTAGATTGATCGGAGATGATATTAGGTGGTATGAACTATAGGTTGCAGCTGTTGAAGGAACAGACCGTGTACCGTTTACAAAATAGTTACTATTGAAACCTATATCATTACCATCGCCAGAGTTGAGAACACCTGATAAATATCTGATACTATAATCACCTGTATTTGCAGTTCCGGTATCGTCTGCAAACGAAAATAACATATCAAAATCAAACGGATTTACCTGTTTAGCGACGATGAATATAGTTGTTGATTGGGCTATATATGGAATACTTAATCTGGTTATCATAACATTGCCTGTTGAAAAGTTTACAACTTGTCTCGTGTCATCAAGCAGATTTGATGGTCCAGTAGAACCGCTAAGGACGCTTAAATGATTGGAATTTCCTGATTTGTCTCTCCACTGTGATATGATAGACCCACTGCTATTTGTGAATGTACTTAAGTCCGCCCCATCAAACCACAACTGACAATTGCCTATACTCCGTGGATCAAATCCCCAGATGTTTTTGGATGTGGTGATCATTACTGTTCTTAAAACAATACAATATTGGAAAGATTATCCAGCATCACAATGGTTGAATTAGCAGGAGGAACTATGATAGGTGTTGGGACCACCACTGTCACTCCAAGTGTAGATGTATTGGTAGCTGCAGTTACAAGTGATAGATAAGTTGATGTATTGTTTCGAAGTGTCCAATATGCATTGGAATCTCTAAACCATACAGAACCGTTAAAATCAAGTGTAAGATTCGTAAGTGCAGATGTGGTTATATTGTATAAGGTTCCATAGGTATTCCTTGAAATAGTCAAACTGGTTCCACTAGTCACATTGCTATATGGAAACCGTATACCAAAAGTAGCAATCACAGGCGCTGAACTATTTCCGCTAATCAATGAACTTCCAACATACGGAAGGACACGTCTGCTTGCGATTCCAAATCCATTAATTGTAAATGGAGAAGATGTTACCTCATTCCAATCAGTTCCATTCGTTGATGTTGCCATTGTAGCATCTCCTTCTCCAACCGCTACCCATAGTGATCCATTCCATGCAACTTCATATCCACGAATTGAAAAAGGACTTGATGTTACTGCAGTCCAGTTAGTTCCATTACTTGAAGTTGCGATTGTATCGGTTCCTTCTCCAACCGCTACCCATAAAGACCCATTCCACGCAACTCCCTTAACATAATCTAAAGATGCAAGTGATCCTATTAAACTCCAAGTAGTTGCATTGGATGAATATACAATTTTATTGGTTCCATCTCCAACCGCTACCCATAAAGACCCATTCCATGCAATTCCGTATCCAGAACCTGTAAAGATAGTTGATCCTTGTCCAGTCCAAGTAATTCCATCCCGTGATGTTGCGATTGTATTGGTTCCCTGTCCAACGGCTACCCATAAGGATCCATTCCATGCGACTCCATATCCAAAATCTGTAAAGATATTTGATCCTAGTCCATTCCAATTAATTCCATTGGATGAGGTTGCGATTGTATTGCTTCCCTCTCCAACTGCTACCCATAACGATCCATTCCAGGCAACTCCGTATCCAGAAGATGTAAAGATATTTGATCCTAGTCCATTCCAAGTAATTCCATCAGGTGAGTTTGCGAGTGTATTGGTTCCCTGTCCAACTGCTACCCATAAGGATCCATTCCATGCGACTCCATATCCATAATCTGTAAAGGTATTTGATCCTAGTCCATTCCAAGTAGTTCCATTAAATGAATATGCAAGTGTATCGGTTCCTTGTCCAACGGCTACCATAAACGCTTCACCTCCACCTACGCCTAATGGACCAGTAGGTCCTGTATGTACCACTACATTCCCTCCAGTATCGTAGTTGGGTCCAGCGTAATAGATCTTCAAATAACCTCGTTGATCATCTTGTTTTGATTCAATTTCACTTGTGATGATAGTTCCAGTATTGTTTTCATTCTTATAGAGCTCAACAACATCACCAACTTCAAATCCATCCCAGTAGAAATCACCTGTAAAAATACCGGATGTATACGAATATGTTAGTTGTTTTCTACGATTAAATACGACAACAACACTAAGACCAACTACGCGTGTCACCATCATTTGAATTGTTCCATTTCCTGTAAGAGATACCCACCCCTGAAACTCAAATTCATATGCACCATTCTGTTGAATTGTAAATGCTGAATTTGAAAAGGTAACATAATATGAATTGGAACTGTAGACATAGTCATAACTGTTAATCAAACTAAGTGTATCATCCGTTGATGCTTGGATTTGATCGACATAGTAGCAGAGAACATAGGTTCCATCTGGAACATTTACAATTTGACCTGTAGGTCCAGTGGCTCCAGTATTTACTGCACTTCCAGAAATTCCCTGAAATCCAGTAGGTCCCTGAACACCTTGAAACCCTTGCCAACCTTGAGGTCCCTGAACACCTTGAGATCCTTGAAATCCAGTGAATCCCTGAACACCTTGAGGTCCCTGAACACCTTGAGATCCTTGAAATCCAGTGAATCCCTGAACACCTTGAGGTCCCTGAACTCCTTGAAATCCAGTGAATCCCTGAACACCTTGAGGTCCCTGAACGCCTTGAAATCCAGTGAATCCCTGAACACCTTGAAATCCTTGATTTCCTTGAGGTCCCTGAACACCTTGAAATCCAGTACGTCCTTGATTTCCTTGAAATCCTTGATTTCCTTGAAATCCTTGAGGTCCAGTAGAACCTGTAAATCCTGGACCATATGCAATTAAATGCACACTACACCAAGTGCCTTGACCAGTCGTTGAAGGGCCTTTTAGAATCTGTCCTCCAGAATTTCCACTGAATGCTGTAAAACTGATATAGTCAGTGGTTCCATTCATGGATACCATTTTAGTTCCACTCATTGATTGACCAACACCGGTAACTGTTGGAATAACATTTTGTAATATCATGATTGCGGAATTTGAATTTTTGATGGCTTGAATGTTGTTTTGATTATTTGATGCTGAACCATACTCCCACCATGCACCCATAGAAACTTCATAATACCCTTCTATATTAGGTCGAATGCGCGATGAACTTGTGAATGCCCCAGTGCCTCCTACTCCTGGATTCACGAACCAACCTTGCGGATCAAAATCACTTGCAAATGGGATAATCCAATTATTAGCATCCTGAAAAACAGTAACATCACCAGCTATTTTGCCTTGAACAACATATTGACTTGAAGCCAAACTTGATGCAGGTCCCATAATACCCTGAAATCCAGTAGGTCCTTGCCATCCCTGATTACCTTGAGATCCCTGAAATCCAGTGAATCCCTGAACACCTTGAAACCCTTGATTTCCTTGCCAACCTTGAGGTCCCTGGAATCCAGTGAATCCCTGAACACCTTGAAACCCTTGATTTCCTTGCCAACCTTGAGGTCCCTGAACACCTTGAGATCCAGTACGTCCTTGATTACCTTGAAACCCTTGATTTCCTTGAAATCCTTGAGGTCCTTGAAATCCAGTGAAACCCTGAACACCTTGAAACCCTTGATTTCCTTGAGATCCTTGATTTCCTTGAGGTCCCTGGAATCCAGTGAAACCCTGAACACCTTGAAACCCTTGATTTCCTTGAGATCCTTGATTTCCTTGAGGTCCCTGGAATCCAGTGAAACCCTGAACACCTTGAAACCCTTGATTTCCTTGATTTCCTTGATTTCCTTGAGGTCCCTGGAATCCAGTGAAACCCTGAACACCTTGAAACCCTTGATTTCCTTGATTTCCTTGATTTCCTTGAGGACCCTGAACTCCAGTGAAACCCTGAACACCTTGAAACCCTTGATTTCCTTGATTTCCTTGATTTCCTTGAGGACCCTGAACTCCTTGAAATCCAGTACGTCCTTGAAATCCTTGATTTCCTTGAGGTCCCTGAACACCTTGAAATCCAGTAGGACCTGTGACACCTGGAATACCGAATGAGGTGTGAATGTGTGAATAGGTTGCGCTGCTTTGAAAATAGACTACAGCTCTACGGTTTTGATTGTCTTGGTTATGAGATACGACAACAATATGTAAAGATGTATAGGAACTAATATCCACTGGTGTTTCAAATACTAATGATAGAGTAAAATCTTGTGGTTGTTCGTGTTGAAATATATATTCAATATCCGATCCATTGGTTGTTAGTTTCGTATACGCTCCTCCACTGGTTCGTCCAATCACCCAAAATCGCAATCCAATATGATTGATATCATTATTTGAGTCAGCTTTTGCATGAATGGTCATATCCCAAATACCTGGAGGAATGACTGTTTGTCCTCCAATCAAATTCGCTACATTAATCGCAAACTCAACGATAGGTGCGTCTATTGTAGCACTATGAGGAGTTGTGAATGTAATACTAGTTTGTGCTGCGCTGAGATCAGGTATTATAGATAAAAGACTTACATCGGTATTTTGCGTTGGCGAATAGACTACAGATGTAGCAGCTTGCATAGATGTTCCTGTAATGGTTGCAAGCTGTGCTGGAGTTCTTGGAGTGTAAGTAGGTGATGTATCTGCAGTGTAGTTCATATAGAGAACTGCACCTGATTGGACTCCATCATTTCCTTTGATACCTGTAGGTCCCGTTACACCTGTAGGTCCAGTATGTCCTTGAAACCCTTGAAACCCTTGATTTCCTTGAGATCCTTGAAATCCAGTGAATCCCTGAAAACCTTGGAATCCCTGAACACCTTGAAATCCCTGAACTCCTTGAGGTCCCTGAAATCCAGTACGTCCTTGAAATCCTTGATTTCCTTGATTTCCTTGAAATCCAGTGAATCCCTGAACTCCTTGAGGTCCCTGAACTCCTTGATTTCCTTGATTTCCATTTACACCAATTGTTCCATTGGTTCCCGCAGGACCCTGAAATCCAGTGAATCCCTGAACACCTTGAGATCCCTGAACTCCTTGAAATCCTTGATTACCTTGATTACCTTGATTTCCATTTACACCAATTGTTCCATTGGTTCCCGCAGGACCCTGAAATCCAGTGAATCCCTGAACACCTTGAAATCCCTGAACTCCTTGAGGTCCCTGATTACCCTGAAATCCAGTGAATCCCTGAACACCTTGAAATCCCTGATTACCCTGAAATCCAGTGAATCCCTGAACACCTTGAAATCCCTGAACTCCTTGAGGTCCCTGATTACCCTGAAATCCAGTGAATCCCTGAACACCTTGAAAACCCTGAACACCTTGAAATCCCTGAACTCCTTGAGGTCCCTGATTACCCTGAAATCCAGTGAATCCCTGAACACCTTGAAACCCCTGAACTCCTTGAGGACCAGTATTACCTGTAGAACCTGTTAGACCAGTGGGTCCAGTGTTACCAGTAAAACCAGTGGCTCCACGATCTCCAGCTTGAGCAAATGAAAATATAACTTCTTCATTTGCACTGATAATACCTGAAGATTGTACATTTGAAACCGTCAATATATAGTGGGTGACCGCTCCACCGGTAGGAACTACAGATGTAACATTATAAATAGAATTTGTGGTGTCTGCTGAACCCTTCTGGGTTAGTTTGAGCTTTCCAAGGGTTGTGTTTGTGCTCTGTCCTAAGGATGTTAACCAGGAGGTAGCAAAATTTCCAGGGATATCAATCGTGCTCACCATAATGCGTGTTGCTGCAGAAAATACCGCGCTATTAATGTTAAACTTGCCAGAACCAGGATTCGTCCCTGTCGCTGCATTACCAACGTTGTATGCCCAAAGTAGCGAATCACCGCCATAGTCTCCTACTCCAGTAGGACCTGTACCACCTACACCTGTAGGTCCAGTAAGTCCTTGAAAACCCTGAACACCTTGAACTCCTTGAAATCCTTGAGGTCCAGTAGCTCCAGTTCCACCAAGAAATCCATCTATTCCACGTTGTCCTGTAGGTCCAGTAGCACCTGTGTTTGTTGCAGAACCATCGAGTCCTTGTGGTCCTCTAGATCCAGTAGAACCTGTAACACCAGTTGGACCTCCAGAACTACTTCCAACATAAGGTAACTGACTCCATGTACGAATACCATCTCCAATTTTCATCTGACCTGTATTCGTTTCAACTCCAGGTTCTCCAATTGCTAAAACTGGGTTTATTTGAGTCCACCGTGTATCAGTATCTCTACGTAGTTGAAATTTGGTAGGTGAAGTCACGCAAGGTGCAGACATTGTTATACTGCGCAGACATTTGTATCTGCATTTCCACCATCAGCTGGATCTGTTCCATCATTTCCATCCCACACTTGGCAGTATTCGGCCATTGCATCACCACCGTCCAAGATCGCAGCACAGACTGCAGCTGCTTTTTGACAGACACGAACACATACATCTGTTAATTCATACACTTCAACAACTCCAGTTGTGAATCCAGTAGTATGAGTGGTCTCCTTCATGACCCGTCCTGAAGCCCAGTGACCGTCAATGATAGACTTTCTGCGAACGTATTGAGTATACATAGATGCATCACGATTCCCACTTGAAGTGACACGCTCTTTTCCAGTTGAAATAGGAACTAAAAAACCAGGAACATCTGGAACTTGATCCAATACTGGAAGTTTAGAATGTTGATAGGATGTGTAGAAGAGAAATGTTAAAAAGAAGGTCGTAAACAGATGGGTAATTCCAAATGCCATTGTTTCATTGTGCGATTAGATCGCATCCACATTCACCTCATCATCCTCTTCAAAGATAACCTCATCTTTCTTGTCTTCCTCTACTGTTGCGTCCTTGATGAACAGTCTAGCATCTGCATCAGGCTTAACTTTACGGTATCTGACCACTTGCTCTTGCGACATGACTGCAATAATCTCATGAGTTTTTCCACTTAACTCGGTTTCTGCGACCATCACTAGACTTCCAATGTCTACCCACACTGACTTCTTTCCTTTTCCACGCATTCCACCTCGTAGTGGAGCTTGTAATAGGAATGCTTCTCCTTTGTCATTGAAGTATGCGACTTCCATGCGTCCACAACCTAGACGACGAGTGACCTTACCTACTACGATGCCTTCAGTAGAGACTTCATCCATGAGATCTTCAATGAGTGCATCTCCCTTGAGACGATTGTTACGGGCTTTGTTTCCTTCTGAATTCTTCTGAGACTTGTGACCTGAACCTCCTTGTGTATTTCTTGGCATTTTGTACTTAACTGATACTACAGAAATAGTTGAGGAAAACTGATCCATTTTGAATGACCCTCCGATCGTTCTAAGAAAGGCTCTCCGATCGTCCAAAATGGATCTCATTGTTTCTAACCAAACCAAGTTAGGTCAGTAAAGTAAAAATGTCTTCAATCATCATCAACAGTTTCTATCGCGCGCTCACAAATATCGACGAGAATGAAGGAATCAAGAATCTCACAGTCAAGAAGTTAACCACTCTCCTCGTAGACATTCTCTATCCTGAGGATGGAGTTCTAACATGGGAGGATGACAAAACTCTCAAAATCAAGTTCAACGGCAAGGTACCAGTTGAAGAGGAGACTCACCAAGTTGAAGTCACCATTCCTGTAGCTGAGCCAGCTCCTGAGCCAGCAGCTCCTGAGCCAGCTACTCAGCCAGCTCCAGAGGTAAAGGAGATCAAGGTCACAGAACCTAAACCTAAGCTCACCAAGGAGCAGAAAGCAGCCGAGAAGGCAGAGAAGGAAGCCAAGGCAGCCGCAGCAAAGGCCGAGAAAGAGGCTAAAGCAGCAAAGGCAGCCGCAGACAAAGCTGAGAAGGAAGCCAAGGCAGCCGCAGCAAAGGCCGAGAAGGAAGCTAAGGCAGCTGAGCCAAAGGCAGCTGAGCCAAAACCTAAGGCAGCTAAAGCCAAGTTTGTGGGTAACTTGGAGAAGTTGAATGCAACTCAAGAGAAGTTGTGGAAGAAAGTCGCAGCTGACTCTAAAGTTGAGCTGACTGACGATCACAAGAAGCAGTTTCTAGCTCACATCAACGAGTTGGATAACACTGAGTACAACACCAAAAAGTTGGAAACGTGGATGACTGAGTTCTTCGCACCAAAAGAACCAGAGGTCAAAACCAAAGAGGAAGAGATGTTTGTTGTAGAGTACAACGGCAAGGAATATGCAGTAGACAATGATGGAAATGTCTACGAGACGATTCCAGGAACAGATGTAGACAAGAAGGTTGGAAAGGTTGGAATGGCATACTTCAAGGACATGGAGATGCCCACGGAGTAGACAGTGTTCACAATTGTGACACGGAATAAAGTGTTCACATCATTGTGCGACACGTAGGACATGGTTTTTTACATAAGTTGAGTATGCAATTATCGGGTGTCACTACATCTGGAGCACGTGGAGCCATAAGAGGTCCTGCAAGAGGATTCACTTCTGGGAATGTTCTGTTATCACGGGCATTTTGAGCTGCATTTCCTAGAACATCATTACGTAAAATAGCAGTGTAGGCAGATGCTCCTGATTGAGGGTTAATAAAGAAAGGCGTAATCGTTCGTAATGTAATTGAAGTTGAAACTGGATATCCGCCAGCTGTTTTTGCATAGACTACAATACCTTGATTCGCAATTGTAGGTGAAATACCAGAGAGTGTTGCAGTGAGTCCACTGCTATCTTTCAAAAATTCAAATCCTAATGGAATTGCGGATGAGAAATAATAGATAAAACTTGCAGATCCAATTGCTTTAATAGGAATTGAATAAGGTACATATTCAAATAAAGTAAAGGATGTTTGAGTAGGTTCACTAAAGGTTAATGTACTAAGTTCTGTAGGTATGTTAATTGTTCCAGATCCTGAAGTTGTAAAGAGTATATAGATAGTTGTGGTTGCTGTAACTGTTCCAAATACTGCTGTTAAAGTTACTGAATAAGTTGTATTCAAGGTTGCAGTTGTAAAATCACCTGAAACTAATCCTCCTGAAGTTACATCAATTGTAGCTGTAGTAGCTGGACTTAGAGTTCCAATTGAAAATGTTGCATTCACAAATGTGTCAGATGAATATTGAACTGCACGATATTGGATTCCTGAAAAGATCGATGAAATAGTATCAGTTCCATTAGCTTGAATAATCATTAACTGATCTGCAATCATTGAATACGAATAGACTTGATTTGTAATTGAATATCCGGTAGTTGCTGTAATTGTAAAACTACCAGAGGACGATGTACTAGGAGTTCCGGTAAGAAGTCCACTTGCACTAATCACTAATCCAGTAGGTAAATTTATAGATGAATACGATTGTATAAGACGTTCACTAAGAGTAGATGTTGCTAAAAATTGAAAGGGTGTAATAGCTCTGTTTTGAAAATATGTAGGAGTATACGTTGACCAGCTAAATGTATCGGGTAGAATTGAAAGCTGTATTGTAGTAGTTCCGATGGTTCCAATAGAATCAGTAGCAGTAATCGTAACAGTTGTAGATGAAAGTGAATTAGTTGGAATACCGGTTAATGTTCCAGATGTAGAATTCAATGTTAATCCATATGCTGTAAAATCAATAGAAGATGTGTAAATAATAGGTGTAGCATTTGCAGTAGAAGTAGCTGAAAATATAATAGGAGTTGTGTAATATCCAATTTTTTCACTAGTTAATGGTCTTGAAACAATAAATTGAATCACAGAACCGTTTATAGGTGTAGAACCTCCAAATGTAACAATATTTGGATTAATTGGAATCGTTGCTGTAACAGATCGTGAAGTTCCGTTTGTGTTCGTTGCTGTAAACGTATAGGAACCTGAAAGATTCACTTCTGTTGGTGTTCCCGATAGACGATAGATATTAGGCCCTGAATAAAGTTGTATAGTTAGACCTGGTGGTAATGAATTTGCAGTAACACTTGTAATTGTAGCGGTTGAAAAGAAACTTCCAGCTGTAATCAAAACATCGGTTGTTCCAAGAGGTTTGGATCTATACAATGTTACTGAATTGGATACATTAATCAATACAGTTTCGGCCATTGAAAAATTAAACAAAGATGATCCTACAATTTGTTTTCCAGTTTGATCAGTTCGGGTTCCTGTAAGACGTGTTTGATATGAATTTGAAGGATATGTAGATAAAGACGTTGCAAATGCAAGGCTCGGAGCTCCGGCAAGTATAATTGTAAGTGAAGGGTCGTTTGACGGGGTAAAAGGTTGAGACACGTTGCTTCCTAAGTTATTTTGAAATGTAAATCCATCTGGAAGTCCGCTCCATGTGTAGTTGAAGACTGAGTAATAAATTGTAGGAGGTTGAACTGCAGTTGAAGTAATAGGAGTTATCGCAGTATCGACTGTTAAATTTGAAAGAGTCGATGTACTTGGAGTAATTCGAACAAGTTGTTCATTTACTCGTATAGATATAGTACTGGTAACAATCTTACCATTTGAACTATTACTTCCAATAATTTGATAGTTACTTTGATTAACCCGTAAAATAGGAGTTCCTTGTAGAAAAAATGTATTACAAGAACCTCCAAATGAAAGACCGATTGGAAGAGTTGGAACACTTATAATACTTGTAATAGGAAGAGCTGTTATGAAAGAAGGATTCGATCCAAATGTATTACTTACATCTTCATATTGAAATAACTGAAAATTTTGATTTACAGTTGGAGGAAAGAAACGTCCTTGACCTACAGTGATAAGAATTGTTCGTGTATCCACAATTGTAGTTCCATACATCAGATCTACAATTAAACTTAAAGGATTTGAATAAGCAATTGAAAATGATCCTTCAAATGTAATACTTTGTAGATCTTCAGAAATTGTCGTAAATGCTATAATATCTGGTGATGATCGACTAACTCGAAATGATAGACCAACTGCATCTGAAGATTCTGTTGTAAAAAGATATGTAAATGGTTCAAATTTAAATAGACTTAAACTTCCTGTAGGAATTGCTGGAGTGATTGTAATAATACTTGGAGTTGTGATAATATTTGCTAGATTACTGAAAAGAATAGTATTTCCATTTAATTCGGCATCAATTCTAATTGTTGTAGTTCCTCCTGAAGTAAGACCTATTGCTGATCCAAATGTTAGACTATATTGCGTTTCTCCATTTGTAATGAATGGAACTAAAGAAGTTGAAGTAACGTTAGAGTTATATTTAAGAGCTACATTCACAAGATTATCAGGTATGGAATACGTATAGACTCCAAAGGGTTGATAGGTTACAAGAGATAATGGGCTTGTAAGTGGAGGGTCTACAGAAATTGTAAACGGATCAACTGTAATATAAAAATTACTAGATGCTTTTTGAACTCCAAGAATCGATTGAAGAATTGTTAATTTAAGTGGTTGTGTTTGAGTAGGCATACTCTGAAATCCACCTGCAGTTCCAAATGTAATAAGGTCAGATCCACTACCAGCAAGAAGGGGGAGTAATTCATTACTTGTCTGACCTGAAACAGTCAATGTAGGAAAAATAGCAGGATAAAACACTATTTTATCAGGAGAAGTCAATGTAAATGTAGTGGCAGGATTAGGAAGTGCAGCAGTAGGTATCCAAAGTAAATTATCATCTAAATCTCCTGGTATATTATTGGAATTACCAAATGCTGGTACAGCTTGATAAACTGCTGAATTATAGATTACACGAGTAGTTCCTGTATAATCAGTTGAAGAATTCCATGCAGAATAGTTTGTATCTGAAACTGTCCAGTAGGCTGTATTGTTAAATGGATTGTTATTGAAATTTATATCAATTACAGATTTGTAAACCAGTAGAATCGAATCTACGAGATAATTAACACGATCACCGATAGTATAACTAGTAGATGGACTCCAATATGAAAGATCGGTACTAACTGGCCACCAATACTGAAAATTACTTATAGCAACTGGTGAATTACAATCACCGAAGAATCCAGAACTGCTTATAGATTCATAGGATAATCCATTAGGTTCATAAAAAACTTTTGTACCGGTGGTGTAGTTAGAAGCAGTTGAAAGCCATGTTTGATATTGTGGACTATCCCAATAAATATCTGCATTAAATGATAGTGTTGGAGCACTATATAGAACTTCTTGAATAAAAATATTTCCTACTTGTCCACTTATACTTGTAGTTCCAGCACCCGCTACATTCACTGTGAATGTATTACTAGTAGGTATTGATGCAACTTGTTTAGAATCAATATTAGCCGCAGGATAACCTACTAAATCATCAATAGTTACAGTTTGACCTACAAATAGTCCATGATTTATATTTGTGGTGTATGTAATAAAGGTAGTAGATCCAACAGCATCAGAAACCTTTTCATAAAATAATTCATAAGCAGTTGGATACGTGATAAGAAAATTACCATCGCTTCGCTTTGTAAGTGAAATCACGCTACCATTTGTGTATACAGCTGCATCTATGTAACGAACAACAGCGTCATCTACAGTAGCAGAAGAAAGAACAAACTGTTTTCCTAAAGTAATTGTATATCCATTGTTTGCCGGTACTGGTGTATAGGGTATTTGAAACGTAAATACAGAACCAGTTGCAATATCTGGCGTATAATAGAATTCTCCATCAAACCTGATATATAAATTTGGAGGAGTGCTTGTCACCAATGTATTGTTAGGACTATACGCCCCACTATTTGAAAATGTAATTAAAGAACTTGGATATGCTTGATATGTAGGAGGAAGCTCATTAGAACCAGGAGGAGTTACACCTGAATTTGAAAAAGTGTATGAAAATTCAGTAGCTATTTGAATATGTGTAGAACTATTTGAATCCATACTCACTGAAGGACTTGATACAATGGTAGGGAAGCTCATTAATTACTTACTTAGATTTAGGAAGAGCCGGTTTAACTATTTTCTTTTTTGTTTTTTTATTAACTGATTCATCAAATGCTTGTTTAGGTAGTTCCTTAATTTCAATCCCTGGAAGCACGGGTTGTGTAATCTCCGTAAACGCTTGAGAAGCCATCTCCTCCGATAGATTGCGGTATACCATATCCAATTTGAGCTTCACGAGGTTGGAGTTGACGTCCATACTCTTCCATGCGAACATTTCGTGTTGCAGATAGCCACGGAACTGGCTCAAATGGAATACGTTTGGGCTCTTCAGTAGTAGACGTTGTCTGATATTGGCTATACAAAAATAGACCAAATCCAACAATAGTAATCACAAGAATCACGAGGTTCATAAGCCACGATGATGCTTGGATAAGTTCATGTTTACGTTCAATTAAATTACTTTCAATTCGTCTCATGTCGAACGTGTCGATGAGGGAGCCTGCGACGTGCATTGTTCTGTAGCAGGACACCATTGTGCTCCAAGAAACGAGAGAGTCTCTTTAGCCCATGGATTGGTTAAGCAAGAACAAACTTGTATTTTAGAAGGATAGATAAACACATATCGTTCTAGATCATAAAGTTGACGGCGTGTAAAGTTTTTAGTACATACTTTATGGATTCCTTCATTGTAGCGAAGAAGATTGTAATCCATTATGCTACAGACTGAAGACTTTGTGTATATGGATTGCTCTTAAAAGCGTCTAATAAACCCGGCTGTTCATTTCGGTTGGTGTAGACATCTTGTTTGAGAGGTTCCACATATCGCTGAGATCCCATCTGGGATGCTGACGGTGCCTGACCTCCGAATGTCATCAGAGGTGCTTCAAATCCACGAGAGTTGTTCAACAATGATTCATCACGGTGAGTTTGAACATTGTAGGATTGAGGACCTGCCTGAACAGCCATACCTCCAACGGGTCCTCCAGGAGCTGCACGACCTTCAACTGTTAATTTCATGAACTCCTGGAATGGTTCAGTAAATGCCCGAATATAGGACATACCACCTGCTGCAGCGGTAGTTGCAGGATTTGCTTGAAGCATTGTCATGGATTCGCGATTTTGAAGCTTCATCAACTGCTCAGGATACAAGGAGTTTGCGACCTGCTGACCGGCTGTTGTATTCACGTGATCCAATGAACCATTCTCGCCTGTGAGAACTTGGAATCGGTCTGGGCGGTTCTTCTTGACCGGTGCTTGCAAGCCCATTTCAGTAATGTAGAACTTACCAGGTGTTGGGTCTGAAGTGTATGTGACCTTAGCCTTATTCGCAACACGAAGTTCATCGGTGGTCTTAGGCAATGCATATTCTCGCATAGACTCTTGATTGTAGCCACCTGAAGGTAAGTTAGTGTAACCATCATTCACACCTGGACCCACTTGAATTTGGTTGATTGGAAAGGTGTTCTTCATCGCAAGTGAAGTGACTTGACGCTCCTGTTCCCATTCAGTTTCAACTGGGGTCTTCCAAGGTCTTCCAGTGCCTACTTCAGGCTTGAAGAATGCAGGTGCTTCTTCTTTGTGATGAAATGTATGCTTTCCTGATCCAGTATAGAGATCTAAAACTCCATCAGTGGCACCTGAATACATAGACTGAGTTTGTGATGCTCCAAAGAATGGAACCATGTTTCCATGTCCTGTAGGCGATTGGAGAACTGAAATAGTATCCGTTGCTTGTTCTTCAGGATTCACGAAGGTCTCTAAGGGATTTATCTTAGGTTCACCTTCAGCATACGTAGTTTTAGACGGCTGTGTGGAAAGAGCATAACCGAGGGCGGCTAAGCCGACTAACATTGCGACTTCCATTTGTGTATCACTCAAGACAAAATGGATCTAGGCCAAACAATGAGATGAGGATTCATACACAATGTCTGGAAATTCGTTTATTATCAGTGCTGATTCCCGTGACGGAAAGAAATGGTTACAAAGTGAAGATCGTGAATTAATTCGTATGTGTCGTCATGAAAATCTAAATTTGGATGAGATGGCAGCTCGTATGCGTCGTAGTCCTCATTCAATAGCATATCGTTTAACTAAAACTATGCTAGAACATCTAGATGGTCGAACAGATGAAGCGTCTATCAAGGAAGTCTCGGATTGGATTCTTCCTAACTCTGCCACTCTCCTAACCGAGTCGTATTCGCAAGCCGCGATTGTTCATTCGTAGGAAACGGTACCACCGCATGCGACTGGGGCTTATATAATAACCAGTGGAAGGCATGACTTGTTTCTTTACCTGACTTTTCTACAGCCACTTCAGTCGCAGTCTTCATTTTTTGCCTATCAAATTTAGGAGTAGGGACAATGGTTGCTGGAAGCCTTGGATCCATTAAAATATGACGTCAAAATAATGTTGTGGTTCCTGCTTGTAATCATCCTTATTTTAGTAGGAATCGTCTATTTCCCTCGTGAACATTTTAGTATGTTTGGACGAGAAATTGTAAACGTTTCAATATTTGGAGAAGATACATGTCCTCCTGGTCATGAAAACGATGCAGGATTGTGCTACCCGAAGTGTCGTTCAGGATACAGAGGTGTAGGACCTGTATGTTGGGCTATTTCTGAAAATATTGGAATTGGAACCGTAATTGGTCTTGAACCTTGTCCTGAAGGTTGGTTTACTGAAGGATTGATTTGTCGTGAACCCATTACAGGTGGATGTACAACCTATTGTGATGGAAATTGGGATTGGTCTGCAGGTGGTTTCTGTAAAACTCGATGCGAACCCCTTCGTGGTGGTCGTTTGAAAGGGCGATTAGATGGTGGAGGTGTATGTCCAGGTCCTCAGGGAGGTAACTACACTGATCGTGTAGATGGAATGTGTTATAAACAATGTCCTGAAAAACTCCCTAGACATATACCTGGTATGCCTTATTTATGTTATGTAGGTGGTGATCTTGCATATGGACGTGGTGTTGGAAAAATCCCCAAACTAATTCGTGTCGCAGGTAAGTATCCAATGTTTTAAGTTTAACTACCATCCTGATCTCCATGTCTCTCCTTGCTCACCACGAGCAGTCTGGAAATCGCGATCCCACCAATTTCCTTCATTATAGTCAACATGCCATGCAGCTTGAACCCTTCCTGATGGAGTAAATGATACCGGATTATTAGTTCCATCTTTTTGAAACTTAATTGAGCCTCCTCCAGTATCATTAATGTTCCATGATCCAATTTTAATACTATTTACATTTAGGTCTCTAGGAACACTAGCAGGGTTTCCAGCAGGTCCTTGAGGCCCCTGATCTCCCTTAGCTCCAGCAGGTCCTGCAGGGCCAGCAAATCCTCTTTGTCCAATGGGTCCTTGAGCACCTTCAAGACCTCTTTCTCCCTTATCACCTTTTTCTCCTTTTTCTCCCTTAGGACCTACAACTCCTACTGTAGATCCAGCTGTTCCGGGAACTCCCTGAAGACCTCGATCTCCTTTTTCACCTTTATCTCCCTTGTCTCCCTTGATACCTTGAATACCTTGCTCACCTTTGGGTCCAACACCTCCAATGGGTCCAGCGGGTCCAACAGCTCCACGAGGTCCCAAGGGTCCCGCGGGTCCAGCAGGTCCTACAGGTCCAGCAACTGTGCTACCAGGTCCAATGGGTCCAGGCGGACCACGATCTCCTTTATCACCTTTTAAACCATAAGGCGCTGCACTTCCTGCTGAACTTGTAGTTGGAGCTTCAGAGACAGCCGTATCTCCTCCTGTAAAGCTTTCAACTACTCCAGACTGTCTGAACTGAGCTCCATAATTGGCTATTTTTCCAGCAGTTGTGGAATCATAACCTGACCATTCTGTTCGTGAATAGGGAACTAAGTTGAATGAACTAAGCATCTTTCTGAACTTTGCTACAGCAGCCTTGAATGCTTTATCATCGGTTCCTGGAGGTGGTAATGGAAGTTCTGCTTTTCCAGTAGGTTTGAATCCAAAGCAGTTGACACCATATTTGGTATTAGGGTCAAAATAACCACCGTTTACACCTGGACGACCACAAGCAGTTCGCTTTACAGTATCAGGTTCTCCTTGAAGTGCTTGCCATGTTCCTCGTTGAGTAGGGTATAGCGCAAATCCACCTGCAGACCATCCGTAGCTACACCATTCAGCACCATGATTATATGCATCAATCACTTGTTCAAGAGTCGCAAGTTCAGCTCCATACGCAGCACAGACAGCTGGAGCATCTGCATAAGTAAACTGCGATTCATTGATATGAAAAACTTCACTACCCACCATTGGTGCTGAAGGAGTTTTAGCAACTGGTGCAGGTTCTGGAGCAGGCTTAGGTTTTGGTGGAGGGGCGACTACGCTATTGTAGTCACTCAAGTCAATGAACCCATAGTACCAAAGTACTAGAACGATCAACGCAATCACAAGCCAAAGTGCCAAGACAGCAATGGCAGATCCAGTGTAAAAAAGAACGAATAATGTAAGGATTCCAGAGAACCCTGCTGAAATCGCAAGGACAACTTCTATTGATGCCATGTCTTATTACTAGTTAAGGCGATAATACATTAGCAATCTCATCGTATCTGCCATTGGAAACTGTTGTGGTCCGTGACTTGCTATATGATCATCATTGTAACAAACCCAAGTCTTACCTGGAGGCATATCACGACCAAATGTCCACCAATGTCCACCATCAAAGCATACGACGGCGAACAGCGCGTAATCGATTTTATTCAAGGTTAGTATACTGGAATAGGTAACTGTTGATTTCAAAGAGGTGACATGAAAGGTAAGGATTTGAGGAAAGGTAGCCAATAGAAACTGTTTAGTGCATCCTTTATTTCCACATTTTTCACACTTCCAGTCAGGAACTTCATAAGGCTGTGCGGCAGAGACAATCGCTTCAGAGACAGACTCTTTAGGTTTGGAAGGTACAATCGGAAACTCAATCATGGATTCTCGTCTTCCATCGGTATACTCACAATGTTTACATTTGAGTCGGTTCTCAACTTTGAATCGAAAGAGCTTATCCAACATCGGAACTTTATCACAAAGGAACTCTAGTAGTTCATGAGAATCTCCAATGCCTTCTCCTGCAGGCATAAGGGTTGTATTTACACACGTGTAGAAGTCTTTGAGACCCATTGCTCCACTGGAAGACCAGATGGTATATAGACAAACTTCTACAGGGTTGGTTGTATCATGCTTTCCATCTTGAAAGCGCTGTTGTAGATCAGGAATACGATAGATAGCCTGTAAAGCAGCATTAACCCAACAAGATCCACGCTGATTACGGAGGCCGAATGATTTCATTATTAGAGGTGTAGAGTCCATGTTTAGTTTAAGAACGCTGAGAAGTCAGCTAAGTATGGAACTGGTTCCGTTTTAGATGAACCTGAACTGGGTGTAAATTCTTGATAAGGATTTGGAAATAAATCTTTATCTCCTGGAGATCTTGAAGCACCACCTTCTTTTCCAGGCATTCTTGATGTTCCAAAAAACTGACTATTTGGATTTGATCCAGTAGATTCAGGATCTGGAAGAACACCTGATTTTACAAGGCTTTCACTTTGAGATATTGGAGCAACTGCACCTGATTCAACCATTTTAGATAAACTAGGTTTCGGTCCAAGTAAAATTGGATAAATACGATCACCCATTCCTAATCCAGAACCAGAATTGTCTCCTAATCCAGTCCAAGCAGGTCCCCAAATATTTCCCTTTCGCATATTATTTGAAATTCCTGCTATTTCTGGATTATTGTTAGCAGTCATTTGGCTTTGTGCTCCAGAGTCAACTGCAGGTTTAACACATAATCCTGTAGGAGGTTCATAGGTATATCCACCAGAACATGTTGGTTCTTGTTTTTGAACATCTTCACATCTTTTAGTATCATCTTGTTTAGCCTTGTATCCAGTAGGGCAAGTATAAATAGGAGGTTTTGAATACATATTTGTAATTGAATTATATGTGAACCCTAATGCTAACTTTTCTGCATGCGGCATTGAAGAAGGTGGAACGCAATATGTACCTGCCTCTAATGTTGAACCTTGAGGGCAGCTAACATTGGCATCTACATCAGCTTTACCACAGAATCCATTTGTTAACGGCAATCCAGCTGGACATTTAGGTTCTGGTGGATCTGCAGGATTAGTAGAAGTTTGACCTAACGCTGCAAGCACATCCGCATAACCTGAGTTAGCAGCTCGTTCATTTGATCTAATTTGTGCCGTAGTCAAAGCTACATTTTGAGCTCCAGCAGTCTGATTTACGAAATAAGCTACCAAAAGCTTCTTGATTTCTTCCTTATTGTCTAAGAGAAATCCAGAGGTTGCTTTAGTATTCAAGAATGTATCCACATTAGCTGCTGTTAAAGATACACTAGCCGGTTTATACACAGTTGTGTGGAAATCTCCCATTAAGCTAGAAATTGTGCCATCGACTATCTTTCGCTGACCTTCAAGTGTAGTTTTATCAGGTTTGCCTTGTCCTGAATTCTCAGCTGAGTATTTATCCCGTAACTTATCGACCAAAGCTGTGCTCATTAGATTCACAATGATCGGATAGTCTGAGTCGCCATAAGGAGGTCCTTTTAGTGTAGCAGTATCTTGGAAATTCTCACGAACAGACCATAAAAATAGAATCACACCCACGCCGAGTGCGAGTAGAATCCAAGTCCACTTCTTCATTACACTCTTGACGGGAGTAAAAATACGATTAATGCGACTAAAATTGAAAATGCAGCAAGTCCGATCGCAGCGATCGTAATCAAGCGTTGTGTCACACCTGTTTCACTTTTGGCTTCAGTCTTGGTTTCTTTCTTATCTTCCTTTTTAGTTTCCTTAGGTTTAGCTGCCGCTGCTGCAGCAGTGGCTCCCCATACAGAGTTCAAGATATCTCCGTATCCTGACTGTGAGGCACCATCTTGACCTTGAAGAAAGTATCGTTTTAGAAACTCTCGTAGATCGGCAGTATTCGCATCCACCCAAGAATCATCTTGATTATTCAAAAAGGTATTGACTTGAGCTAGAGTGATTGTAGATGTGGAAGTCTTGTAGAGTTGCCAATAAAAGTTACTCATGACTTGAGAAATTGGACTATTATTGGTTCCATCTCCATGAACAAGTCGTATCTTCTCTGCATCGGTCAATGTAGTTGATGTAACACCCATTCTTCTTTTTAGACTTTTCAGAAGCTCTGGTGTCATCATATTAATAATATTTTGAGCTGAAGCAGCAGTCTTTCCATAAGGAGGACCTTGAACTTGTGCTGTATCTTCAAATCCTTCACGAGTCCATATGAACAGGAGTGTGCTGACTAAAATCAATGGTAAAATAAATGACTTAATTGACTTCATTACATTCTTCATAAGACGTTTTCTTCACATCCCTCTCGTTTTGATTCCGAGCAAACATCGTAAAAGAGTGTTCCAGTCTTACCTACAGTTTCATAGTTTGCTTCACCTAATCTACGTGGCCTTCCTTGTTGTTTCAAAGGTGCGTAATGGCCTTCAGGAACAGGTCCATCAGCTCTAGGATCTGCAGGTGTATACTCTAATTCAGTTCTATCAAAAACTTGATCACGTCCCATGGAAGGTTCAAGATTTTTAGTTGGAGTGAATTTAGTTTGTCGTTTTTCTCGTGCAGCAGCAGTTTCACCTGCATCAATATGGAATCCATCTGCAATGATCATACGAAGAGAATTTGTATCAAGTGGAAGTCCAACTACATCTGGACTTTTCAAAAATGTTTCAATATCTGCAGTGGTAGGTTTAGTTGGAGAAGGATCATAGACTTTATCGAAGAAAGCCCTAATTGCCTTGATATAATCATCATCATTAGCTCCAATAGGAACTTGAGAATCTACTTTGCTTTTCCACATCGCATATACAGGGGATCCAGTATCTTCTGGAGGACGTTGAACCGATGTTGAAACACCTACACCTGACGACTTAAATTCAGTATCTACAAAGGTTTCTCGAATAGACCATAGTATTAAAAGTATAAACAAGGAGAGTGCGATCCACTCAATCATTATTTATTGGACAACACAAAACCCTTCTTCCTTCTTGGCTGGCTTAGATACAAAAGTTTCTTTAGGACGCATACTTCTGTCATCTGAAGCATAGTCTAGTTTGTAAAGACCTGCTGCAATGGCTTTATCAGAAGATTCAACACCTAACCACGTAGATTGCATTGCGTCATATTTTGCCTGAGTCTCAGGATCACGAGGTGCAAACTGTTTGAACCCTGTAGCCGGGGTATGAACTGCAAGAGCAGTATTATAGTCCGCATATTGTGGTAAGGCTTTTGCATCGGTCGGTTTTACAAGTTCTGCTTTATTCAACTCGGCAACGGATGTCATTTTCTAGTTCTCTATATAAATGCCTACAGTAGTTCTGCGTGGCGGCGACAAGAAAGAGGCTGCTAAGAAGCTTCTTAAAAAGCAACCTCTTCTAGTGTTATTTTTTATGGATGGATGTTCTCATTGTGAAGCCAATAAACCCGCTTGGGAAGAAGCTAAAAAGAAAGCGAGTGTGCCAACAGCAGAAATTGAAGCTTCAGCTACACCTGACGGCGAAGCAGATGGATTTCCAACAATGAAATATGGAAAAAAGGAGATTTCAGGTCAGAAAGAATCAGGTGATGAAATCTTAGATGAACTCAAAGTGCCTAAAAAATCATCGGGTGGCCGTCGTCATCGCTTGAGAACCGGTAGGCGTGTCAATCGATTGATTGGAGGGAAGTCCAGGCACCGTACCCTTCGCAGCTACGTATCCTTCTGAGAGTAGCTTATCCGTTCTCTGACCCTTACCTAAAAACTTAAGTAATCCACCATGATCATCTGTTACAACTGTATGGAAGTTACGCTGAGCCTGAACCATCTGAAAAATATCGGTTGTATCCATGTAGATATTGGATGTCTTTGCAAATGCAGCATTCACTTCATCACGAATATCCTTGCGAGTCACATCTGCAGCAGGAGGCATATTAGGATTATCCAAAATATCTGTCAAATGAGGATTCATGAATGGGTTATCATCGGACGGACGAGTTTCCATATCTCCAACATAACCAGAAACTACAAGACCATTTCCGAAAGACTCAACAATCTTCCTTGCACGAGGAAACATCAGATTGAGAGCAATTGTGACTCCCATCACAAGTGGAATGATCAAAAGATAGAGTGGTCTCATACTTGAAAGAAACAACAATATGGCGAGATACACTGAAAATCTCACGACTGCATTCAGAGCCGTAGAGACGGGCATATCTGCTGTAGGAACAAATTTAAACCATGTATCCGCCGTGAACAAGATGTTAGGTTCATAATACCAAAAGGTTTCGCTTGACATCTCTCTTATCTTCACTTGCGAGACTTTTCAGCGACCTTCCTCTGTAGCCGTGCTAACATACGAGCACGACGAGCCTCTGGACTATTTGAAAGGATCTCACGTGAAGTGTTTCCAGTAGCGGGTTGTTCACGTTGTCCCACGACCATCTCGTTCATGTATTTTCCAAAAGTAGAAGTCATCTTCGCACGAAGCATCTCAATCTCTCGAATAAGTTCCTGTTGATTGATCTTACCCGTTACAATCCTGTCACGAAGAACCTCTTGTGCACGACTCATAATCTCCTTGAGAGCCTCACTGTCTTGAGGATTTTGCATGAGGCGAATCAGTTCATCTGGGTCTTCAAGATTGATATCTAGATCTTCAAACTTTATAGATTGAATTAAATCACCAATCACAGAGGCAAGGCGAGTATTCATAACTAAATCTAGAATCTCCTTCAAAGAGTTTTGTGTATCTTCATCTTCCAAAATCTTCATTACATCATCTTGACGTGATCCAGGTAAGGCTCCCTTGAGTTGTTCAAAAATGGCTCCAAATTTCTCTTTTGGATTGCCGTTCAAGAAAGCATACAACAATGCCATACGAAGCTTTTGCCACGCCTCATCGGATCCATCCCAATTGACCTGAATGTCAGGGAACAACTGAGGTGCAGTGTCAGTATCTGTAAACAACGTATTGTCTTTTTGGACAATTTTCATCAAATGGGGAAGGAGTTCCTTCTCGATGTGAGCGAACAGTTCATCAGATGCCTTCGGAAACTTAGTATCCGGCATCTTGTCCTTGAAATATTTAATTAAATTCCTCAAGTGCTCCATTTATACATTAACTAGAGTACAACTGTAAGCGGATTATAACTCAGAACTTGATAGATAATTGAAAATGAAACAAGTGTAACTGCTAATGTCATACAATAAACATGAGTTGTAAAATCTAGGTCTTCGAGTTCTTTCTCTAGATCAAATATCATTAGTTAGTTGATGTTAATAGTGTCTAAACAGCACGATTTCCACCGCGAGATCCAAACATAGCCTTTTGTTCAGAGGTCAAGCATACACATCCTAGATCACCTGAGAAAGGTGATGGGCAGCAGTCTGCACTTTGCTTGTTATTTGAGAATGCATACAAAGGTGTATCATCTGTTTGATCATATGGGTGTTCAGGGGTCGGAAGAGGCTCTGCTCCAAGAAGAGGAGATACACCTGAAAATCCTTGAACTGGACCTGTTTCAACAGGCATTCCCTTTTCCTTCTGCATGAACTTCTCTTTAACCGCAGGAGAAGATGTAAGAAGTGTTGAATTAATAAAAAGACCTGCTAGGACGGCGGCAACAAAAAATGCAAGGACAGCTGTGGTTCGTTTCATCTTATGTTTGAGCTTGGAAAAAGTTTAACTTGAAGGTTCGTCCCAAAGTGAGGTTCTCCTAACGTCCAAAATGGATCTATAAACTCTAATTTGATAGACATCATCAATCATGGAGCCAAATTATTCAAAGATGTACCTTTCAGAGCTTAAACTTATTGCTAAGACCCGTCGTATCAAGATGTATTATGTCAAATCCAAAGAGGAGTTGATTGAACTTCTGACTATGAAAGAACTTCCACTTGAAATGAGAATTCAGAAGATGACTAATAAACAACTTCAAGTCGAAGCAAAGAACCGAGGTATTACAGGTGTTACTGGACTTCGTCGCCCTGCACTTATTAATTTACTATTTCCGAAGACTGAGGATGTCAGCAAGACTTCCTCGAACGAGAATCAAGAGAATCAAAGCCAGACAGACGAACATCATCAACCAGAGGAGCATGATCCCGAAGAGGTAAGGATATAAAATATTTAAAATACGAGAAATCATTGGGCGAAGAACCTGATTCTCAATAGATTCTTGAACGTCGGGCGACCTCAATTTTTCTAATACATCTTGAATGAGTGGGTCTAAAAACTTTGTCATCGCCAAATTTGTCTTTCCTTCAGTATAAACATAGAATGAAGCTCACGCAACCAAAACTCATTCGTCTAGGCATGGTTCTCGCTGGTGTAGTTGTACTCTACACTCTTTTTACATCTTATGGCGGTTCTAAGGGATCTATCGTTGATCGCGCCGAGGAACTAGGTGGCTCAGGTCCAACTGCACCTATGTCCGAATCGGGTCCTTCCATGGGTCTTCCTTTCAGCATGGGCGGTAACGCAGCCTCCGCCGAGGGACTCCAAGGACGAACCCCTGCATCTCAGCAGACATATCAAGAGACTACCTTGGATTCATCAGAGCTCCTTCCTAAGGGAAAGATGGGCGCCTCATGGGCTGCTGTCAACCCAGCAAGCGGTGAGGATTTGAAGGGACAGAACTTCCTTCAATCAGGCTACCACTCTAACATCAATGTCATTGGTATTGCACAGACCAATAGAAATCCAACATATGACATTCGATCTGAAGTGCCTAATCCACAAGGCAAGGTCGGTCCTTTCTTGAACACAACCATCGACCCAGATCCGTTCAAGAGCAACCGAGGACTTGAGGGGCTTACTGCTTAAATCTCATGTCTAGATAATGTTACCAGTAGCCGCTGCAGGATTAACTGCTGCTCTTGCAATATCATACTTTGCTGGACCCCGAAATACATCACCTATGATAGGTCCAGATGGAAAGACATATGATATGCAAAATCTTCCAAATCGAGAAGAAGCAGTTAAGCGTATGTCAAGTATTTGTGGTAAGATTTCAAAACTCAAAGAGTATTATGAAAAAGAACCCGCATTATCTGCAGATCCGCCTATAGCACGTTTTTTATCTCGGTATCACCCGGATTCTTTTGTAGAAAATGATATGTCGTCCAATGATACATCGTATTCTGAGAATAAAGGTCAAAAAATCGTAGTATGTCTGCGAGATAAAACAAAAGCGCCTGAGTATCCTTTAATTGATGAAAATACAGTGATGTTTGTGATGATTCATGAAATGGCACATTTAATGACTGAAACAATTGGACATACACAAGAGTTTTGGCTTAACTTTAAACGAATGCTTCACGATGCAGTGAAAATAGGAATTTATTCATCCGTAAACTATGCACAAAAGCCTACCCCATATTGTGGTATGATGATTACGGACTCACCTATCTAAAATAAAACGACCCTCACTATAATGGAGTTGCCTCTCATAGGCTCATCAACAATTCTGTCGTTCTTTCCGGATGACACAATTGAAACCGTCCGACAACACGTAGCTCTTGCAAAGAATACTCATCCTGACCGACTTTTTATTCAGATTCAAGTTGAGTTGCCTAAAGACTATTATTCAACCAATCCAAAACGATGGATGGACTTATTTTTCAGAATGTCCTATGGAAAGAACATCATTAAAAAGGAAATCTTAGAAGCATATGTCTCCTATGTTCGACTTGGAACTGGTGTGACTCCTCGCGATGTTACGCTAGAAGACTGGAAATCTGTAGATGAGTTTTTAGTTCCTCTATTTGATCCGCCCTCTGATTTCAAAGAATGGCGTATTCTAGGAGTTGCTGAAGATAAATCAGTGATTCTTCCAATTCCAGTTAAAGAACTCAATCTACCTGAAGCATTTCGTCCAGTTCCATCACGTCAAGTATTGTTTGACTCAGTTCATCGCGAAGAGTGTGTTTCAATTATGGCTGAAGAACTAGACACTGAATCTGATCTCATCCGTCAAGTCTATTTTCCCTTTTTTCAATCTTCTACTCCTGCAAATATTGAGAATCTACGTATTCCTATCAATACTGCGCATACACAACTGAAATCACTTTTAAAACTGAAGGCACCTAAACCTACAAATACTGCAATCTTACGAGCAAAATGGTATATACCATTGATATCCACTAATTTCACTGCACCACGAACTCGATTTGAACAGATCTTTTACGGCTTGACAGTGTCTCCTGAAACACCTACAATTAGTTTCTTTACATCCAAATCTGAAACAACTCGTCATAAGTTCTATGTTGAGGATCCTAAACGCAAAGAACCATTGTTAGATCTTCCAATGTGGAAAGCATGGACTACAAATACTCAACCACAACGTCGTCTTCCAACATTATTGCTGTATCGTGGTAAATCGCGTATTTCATTTGATCGTATCGCAATCACAAATAAAGACATTACTATTTCAACATGGAGAAGCAAAGATTCAAAAGAGACACTTGAAGAGCTAAAAGAAACTACATTGAAATGGCTCAAATCGTTAGATGCTGTAATGCCCTTTTTAGTAGAAACTGATCTAGATTTATCTCGTTGGGTTTTGAATGATATGACTACAATCGTATCCTATGCTAAAGAGATTTCGGAGTTTGATATGCGAAGATTTGGTTGTCTTCAAAATGTATTTGGATTTCAAGACAATACATTTAGGCTTCTTCGTGCAGATCACCCATCCAATATTCCGCTTGAAGTTCTTCGAGCATATACGATTCTACAAAAGGGAGATCGCTTAGAAACTGAACTAGGTATTTCACCAGAAGAAGCTGCTAGTTTAACTGAAAAAGTGAAAGCACTTGAAGAAGATGAAAATTTTAATCTTGAAAAAGCAACTAGTGGATATCCAACTATTTCATTTTCATCTAAAGATGTGATGATTAAGTTTGTTACAAATCTAGATCGAGTATTGGACTACGCAAGTTTACTACGATATGTTCTGACATCTGATAAAGCAGAAGTTAATGAAGTATGTCCACGACGTCTTGAAACTGTAGAAGCATCTGTTGGAATAGCATCTCAAAACGTTGAGATTGAAGATGAGTTTGATATGAGTGCATTTGCAGAAGATATTGAAGAAGTAGCACAACCTGAAGAGACTTCAAATGCTCCTGTTCCCGAACCATCTAAAGTAATGAAAGTTATGAAAGGAGGTCCCCAAGGAACTCTTGGATATTTCAATAATCGTATTCTAAAGATTGATCCAAATTTAATTGACGATGAGTATACGAAGAAATGTGAAAAGTTAACACAAGTTGTAATCTTAACTCCAGCAGATCAAGCACGTATTCCACCTGAATACAACTATTCAACAGCTCCTGAGAATGAGAAAATGCAGGTAGACAAGGGTATTGCTATTTGTCCTCAATATTGGTGTATGAAAGATGAGATTCCTTTATCAGAAGATCAATTAGTTGTAGGAGAAGATGGTAAACATTGTCCTGTATGTGATGGAAAGGTTCGTATTACAGAAAAAGAAGACGCACGTGAGTTCACTGTTATCAAACGTAAGTTGGATTACAAGTATCCAGATTACAAAGATCCTTCTGAAAAATCAACAAGTAAAAAGAGAGTACCCTGTTGTTATCGTAAGCCCGCAGGAAAATCAGCGGTTCTTTCTTCAGAAACAGCTACAGATGATTATTACGTATTAGCATCGGGTAAAATTCCTGCTCTACGGATTGCATATATTCCTGAAACACTTACAAGACGTATATCTGTGAAAACAAACTATTTAAAAACATGTCCAAAAAATCGTATTGAAGCATCTGCATCGGATATGTTCCGTGTAGGAATGGGTTTACCTCGTGAAACACTACCTACTTTATTGGATGATAAACGATCGATTCCTTCACCAGCTAATGCAAAAGATCAAATTATTCAATGTTCATTTTTTAGAACATGGAAAGAACTTGGAGAAGGTGATACTCCAATTGATCGAATTGTGGATGGAATTGACCGTGCTTACAAACAGAAGACGTTGAATGTAATGGATGAAATTGAGTATGTTGCTCTTATTTTAGATTGTCGTGTGATGAAAATTGATACAGTTTCAAATACGATGTCCTGTGGATTCTGGACAGATAAAACGAGTCCTCGTTCAAGAACGGTTGTGTTATTGGATACAGATATTCTTGCTAAAGTGACTCGTCGTAAAGGAAATGTTGGATCCAAGTTCGTGTATGCAGTAGACATTAAGCAATTTGAAGATGAAGCAAAAAAGACACTTCAAGAATTATACAAATCTGCGTGTGCTAGTTCAGTACCTACATTTGAAAACGCAGTGTCAGAGTTGATGACAAAGAATATTTCAGAGTATGAAGTGATTCTAGATCCTTTTCAAAGAGTTCAAGCTGTATTTGTTCCACAAGAAGTAGTTCTTCCAATTCAACCTGTAAGTTTGGAAGTTCCAATCGGCGTTCGTCAAAGATTAAGTTATGCAGATATTCAAGATGCAGAATTACCATCAAGTAAAACATTAGCTAAATTTCTAGATGGAACTAAACATTCTGGATTTAAGAAAGTGAGAGCATTATATGGAGCCACTGGATATTATAGCGAGTTCATGTTAGAGTCGGGATTTAGAGCACTTTTCAGACCAGAAGAATCTGAAGAAGAGGATGACGTGTTAGAAGTATTACAGACTATTCGAGATCCACATACAGAAGAAATTCTTGTGCATTCGGAACCAAATCGTGCAGATTTGAAACTCGCAACTGAGATATCGTATTCATCTGAAGTATTTGAGTTTTTGATGTTTTCTTTATCGAATGATCTTCAAACAGATGAATATGAGTCATTGAGAGAATCGGTCAAGAATCCAGGTCCTGATCTTATGAAAAAATTGAAAGTATGGCTTGATACTCAAGCCTATTGGGATTCAGTAAATGAACCTGTTCAGTTTGTGAACAAAGTTCGTACACCGTGTGGTCAGATGGAAAAAGACAACTGTAAGAAATCAACACTTTGTGGATGGCACCAAAATACATGTAAGATCAAAGTAAAACCGATTGTAGATGAAAAGCAAATTTTAGTGAGACTCGCAAAGACATTGAAAGAAAATACTAAACAACGTGCTCTTGTTTTGGATGGACGATTATCTCCATTCTTCAGTACGATCTTATACTTAGAAATGCCTCATGAACTCATTACAACTAATCCTTAAATGTAGTCTTGAAATCTTGCAAAGCGACTATCCACCGACTTTATGGACAGATCATTCCAGATGACTCCGGCATTATCTGAATATCCATCTTCGGATGCAACACATTGTGGACTTACTGCATAACATTTGAAGTCAGATCCACGTTGAATAATATCTACTAAATACCTATCTACTTCCATTGGATACGAAGAACCGTAGACTTCAACCATATGTTTCATCATACGTTCACTCATTGCATAGCCCATCATACTCCATAAATTTGAAGCTTTTACAGAGGTAGGTCCTATTCGGTTTGCATCAATTTGTCCATAAGTCCACATAGATTGATCATCTGAAAGAGGAATATACGCAAAATAGAGTAAATCCCAATCTGAAGGAATTTCTTTAAATAATTCACGAGTAAGTCCATCGCTGATTGGATGAATTCGCACATCGTCTTCCAAAACAAGAATATGTTTCTGATTACGGGCTAGAGCTGTCGCATAGATTTGAACATGACTAATAGCACATGCAAGATAGTTTGGATTTGAAAAATATTTATTCGTAGGTTGAATTGCAGTCCAAAGAGATTTCACAATCGCTCCTGGAATCGCATTAACTCGTTCTACATTCAGATCAAAATGTTTGAATCTCTTTTCCATTCCTTCCATGCGGTCTGGACGTGATGCCAAATTCAAGCAATAAATTCCATCAAAAAAAGTATTCCAACAGTGCGTCATTACTTATCCATTTCCAATAGTCTGTAAGTTTTACATTAACTCGGGTTTCCGGTTTAATGTAATATAGCAGTGCATCGTTTCGATCGATGGTCCTACTGGTTATGAGCCAATCGCGCTTCCTCTGCGCTACACTGCTTAACGCCGACGTGTTGAACGGGACTTGCGACCACGACGAGTCTTGCGACGGGGACGTCCACCAAAGTCTGGAAGACCGCTTCTAGGTGCTGTCTTAGTATGCGAGAGATTACGTCCTTCAGGACTATCGCGCCATTGTTGGTATGCCTTCTCGGCGCGACGAGGATCTGCAGCATCCTTTTTCTGCTCATCTTCAACATATTTTAGATAGGATTCATGATGCTTCTTGTTGTGTTTATCACGAACCGCCTTCAGTGCCTCCTGTGCTAGCCTAGACTTCTCCCTTGCTGCTTCAAGTCTAGATGACATTTATCTTTTACGCATAAAAAAGACTTAAGCCTTGGGTGCATTCTTAATGAAGTGCACCTTGAGGAAGGACTGGAGGTTCAAGTATGTAACCTCATCCTTGTCACCAACTCGGAGGAGCTTGGCGAGTGCTGCATTTGGAAGAATGCGTCTCTTGAACGATGGGTCAAAGCACGAGTGGGTCTTGACGT